GCGTAAGCCATCCAATTCTGAGCCACCGGACTCTCAATAAGAGCCAATAAGTTAAAATAATTCATTGGACGGTTAGTCATCGGTGTCCCGGTTAATAACCACACTCTTTCACAACTTTTAGAAAAACTATTAACAAGTTTGGTTCTTGCGGCTTGTCCATTACTCACATAATGAGCCTCATCCAAAATAATTAAATCAAAATTTCCTTGTGTTATTAAAGATTCTGATTTACCTTTCAAATCGTAGAAGTTTTTAAGAATATCGTAATTTACAATAACAAAATCGTGTTCTATTGAAAAATTCTTACCTTCAGAGATATAAACACTTCTATCGGTATAGTTCTCAATTTCTCTTTGCCAGTTAATTTTAAGAGATGCCGGACAAACAATTAATATTTTCTTTGCACCCGTCTCTAAAGCGGCGATAATGGTTGCGGTGGTTTTACCTAATCCCATATCATCGGCAAGAATAAACCTTTTAGAACCGGCAAGTTTTTCGATAGCTTCTTTTTGATGTTCTAATGGTGGACGATTAGAGTATTTTGAATAATCTACCACAATATTCTTAATTGTGTGTGTTTTAATCAAAGCACCTTTAGGTAACCAAAAATCGTGGATTGTTTCAGATTCTAAAACTTTTCCCCAAACGTGGTAGGATTTTTCTTTCTCAACTAATAGCTTTTCCACCCATACCTGTTCGGGGATTTTAAGTAATAATTTTTCATCAGCAATTTTTTTGGCAAAGTAGGGGTCTAAATCAACCCATCTTTTGGCTACCTTTGGTGTTACTTCGTTAAAATTTATTATGTAGTCAGATTGTGCCCGAGTCGGGAAGAATCTTTTGTTAGTTTCCTTTTGGAATTTTAATTTTAGGATATAGTTATTTGCCCCCTGATAAGTTTCAAGGATAGATATCGCTCGTTGTTCTATTGTTAAATTAGAATTTTCAGATGTATTGTTTTCCAAATTTAATCTTTTAGTAGAAATATAACACATTTTATAATATTTATCAATATGAACAACAAACCAATAAATCTTGACCGGGATACAAAGTTAATTAGACGATATCTAAATATATCAAAACCTGAAGGGGTCTCAAAGATTGCGTTTGAAATAACTCCCGTAGGAGATGAGAGCGAATATTATATGAAAATAACTTATGTTGTTCCTGATGATAGTAAATATTTGAAAGCTAACGACAAAAATTTAATTCCTGTTCGTTACAGAGACGAATGGAATCATCATATAACAAAAGATTTAAAAGATTATTTTGGATTAAAAGTGTATATCAACCAATCCGGAACAAGAAACGAAAATTTTTATAATAGATAAAAACAATATGGATAATAAAGTACCAATTACAAGGATAGGTAAGTTCTTTGGAGCGGAGGATTTCAAGTTAGAACAAGACTTTGGGACCGAATGGTTACACGGGGATATGAACTTTACATTAGTTCTATATCGTGTTGATAGATATAAGACCAAAACGGACGATGTTTATGGTGAGACGGTATCTGACGGTATCAAATTTTTACCACCGGTGGAGTTCAAAGGATATGTTCAAATTATGGCCCCTGAGAACAAATATTTAGGTAATTCTAAAATTGACCAAATGGAGCCGGGTAATATGAAAGTATCTGTTTATCAAAGAGATTTGGATGAGTTAGAGGTGGAGATTAGTTATGGTGATTATATCGGATACTACGAAACAGAAGACAAAGTAAGATATTACACGGTTAATAATGATGGAAGGGTTACTTCTGACAACAAACATACTTTGGGTGGATACAAACCATTCTATAGAACAATTATGGCGTCACCGGTTACAAATAACGAATTTAGAGGGTTATAATGAAAGTATTAATAACAGAAAATAAATTATTTGATTCAATATATTCATATATCGAAGGAGATTTTAATAAAGACGATATTCATTGGACTTATGGTATGGATGACGGTGAGGATGGTGATTTAGTTGATTATAATGAAAATGAAAACTTATTAATTTTCTATAATGGAGATTGGGAAGGTGAAGAAGATAGTGATGTTATTTTTTATTATTTAGAAGTAGAATATTATAGTGACGAACCATCAGCTAAACCATTTAAAGATGATGCACCAACATTAGATGTAACAGGTGAATATTCCGAACATTTAGACTCTATGTTTGGTAACCATTGGAAGGGACCAATGAAAAAATGGTTTCAAGATAATTTTAATTTACCCGTTAAAACGGTAACAACATATTACTAATAATGAAAGTATTAATAACAGAATCACAAGCAAACAGAATCTTTGAAGATGTTTCAAATGATGAAGAAAAGGATTACATCGGTAAAAAAGTTATGATTTATTATAATCTACATAAACACACTTTTTCAATAATATATAAAGGTTTAGTTGTTAATCATTCTGATTACGTCAAACTAAGTGATGTTGAGTTTAGAGTTAGACCGGGAGGAAGAGAAAAGGTAATAAAAGAGAAAAGAAAGAATGTTCATTCATTTGTGATTGGAACATTGATGGATTATTGTAAATATCCTTGTGAAAACCTACCAACCGAACCAAATAGTAATATTGTGACTTACAACCCATACAAATACAACTCTTACGTTATGAAAGACACCGAAGAACCTATATATAGAGCCGGTGAGGTAGAAATGATAAATTCAAGAAACAAAATATTTATAACAAAACAATAAAATGGGTTTACCAAGTAAAATAAAGAAAAATATACCACTAACGGAGTCCAAAACTCTTTTACCAAGAAGAGAAGAACTTTTGGATAAAATCAATAAAGACGGAACTTATCTTCCAAAATCTTTATTGCATGCCGATTTAGATAGAGGTTTTTTAGATTTTGTTAGAGATGATTTAAAAGTGGTGGTTGAGGGTAAAACAATACCAACCGTTGATATTATTGTTACCACACAAAATTGGGCTCAGTTTACTGAAACTTGGAATTTCCAAAATATTGATAAAAACACGGAACCTCCTTTTATTACAACAATTAGAATCCCGGAGGTTAAATTTGGGACTAACCCGGCTCTTATGTATAATATTCCAAATAGAAGACAATATTTTTACGCTCAAGTACCTACTTGGGATGGACAAAGAAATGGGATGGATGTTTATACAATACCTCAACCCGTTCCGGTTGATATAACATATTCTGTTAAAATTATTTGTAACAGAATGAGAGAGTTAAATAAACTTAATCAGGTTATTTTAGAAAAATTTGCATCAAGACAAGCCTATGCGGTAATCAAAGGACATTACATTCCAATTGTTATGGGTGCGATTACTGATGAATCTGTTGTTGATGTTGAGAAAAGAAAATACTACATACAAAGTTATGAATTTACAATGTTAGGGTTTTTAATTGATGAAGATGAGTTTGAAGTTTCCCCGGCAATAACAAGAGTTTTACAAGTTGTTGAAATAGAAAAAAAAACAACTAAGCGTGGTCGGAAACAAAATGACGAAACCGGTCTTGGTAGTCAAGCATTGTTTGTTGTTGGTAATAATACGTTAACACAATTGTTTAGTTACATTGTTGATATTAAAATTGGTGAAACAATAAATGTTGAATCATTTGATGTGTATATCAATGATGATTACTATGGTTCTGATTTAGAGTTAATACAAATTAACTCCGGAGACGTATTAAGGTTAAATATTGTTAAGAAAGATGACTCATTAGAATCAACAATTCAATTTATTGATAAGATACTTTAGTCTTCCCCATAGATATCTTTAGTCGGTTTACATTTTTCAATAATAAGTCTTTCTAAGAACCGATACATTTTAATACCTTTCTTTTCACAGTAAGTTTTAAGAATCTCGTGTGTCTCCACCGATATCTTTAAATTTTTAATCTTTTTGATGTCTTTATCCATAAGTAGAAAAAAGGTAGAAAATAATCTCCCTAAAATATAAATAGTTGCTACGAAGTAAAGTATTTTGATTTTTTTTTAATATTTATATATAAATAAAATTATAAACAAAACAAACTAATGGCAACAAACAGCAAAGTATTCGTATCTCCCGGGGTATATACTTCCGAAGTTGATTTAAGTTTCGTAGCACAAAGTGTGGGGGTAACCACATTAGGTATTGTTGGTGAAACACAAAAAGGACCAGCATTCGAACCTATCTTTATACGAAATTTCGATGAATTCTCAACTTTTTTTGGAGGAACATCCCCTGAAAAGTTTATTAATACACAAATACCGAAGTATGAAGCTTCGTATATCGCAAAATCTTATTTACAACAATCAAATCAATTGTTTGTTACAAGAATTTTGGGATTGTCAGGATATGACGCGGGACCATCTTGGTCTTTTAGAACGATAGCGAATGTTGATAAAACAACAGTTGATTTTGACTGTTCAGGTAGTACATATGATTTTACATCATGTGAATCTATATGTACAGGATATACGGAATATTCATTCACATTACCGTTTACCGGATGTAATAATGATATAAGTTCAGTTGTCTTTGGTGCATTTACAGGTGATGAATCGATAATAACAAATAAATTTAATGAAACTTATGAAAATTTTAACGGAACATCGTCAACAATAATTTCAGATTTCCAACAACAAGTTTTCAATGTTATTGTTTCCTCAACAACTTTATCAACTTCAGCAACCTCATTATACTGTTATGGTACAATATTAGGTGATGATTACGATAATTTAGTTTCAATAGGTTATACAAACGTAACAAACGTATTCGACGTAAACAATGTTGATTCACATTTAGCTGATTATACTGCTCCAGAGAATGACCCTTGGTATTACGCATTATTTGATAATAATAATGGTAGTTATACAGGTAGTTCTTACTATACGGTAATCGATACTCTTGGACAAAGTTCTACATCATCAAATTGTTCATCTTTCTATTCATTTAGTGTTCTTGGTGTTGCAGGAAGTATTAATTACAATAACAGCACAATTAGTGTTGTTTTACCTTTTGCGACTTTTTCAGGAACAAATTTATCAACTATTGTTCCAACGTTTAGTGCTTGTTGTACAGGTGTAACGGTAAATTTATCAGCACAAACTAGTAATGTATCGGTTGTTAATTTTTCAACAGGTGCTGTTACATATCTTTTAATACCTAACGATGGTAGTTCAACAGGAACATCTTTTAACGTAACCGTTGAAATACAAAATCCTTGTAACCCACTAACATCAGGTAATACTGGAAACTATACTTCAGGTTCAATTAAAACTTGTTATACGGGTAGTGTTAGAGGTTCTGTTTATGTTTATACAGGAACATCTTATACAGACTTTGACGATTTAATTCTTGCAACACTTCGTTCAAGAGGTATTGCGACTTATGGTGCGGGTAGTGATGGACCAACTTATCAAGTAAATGATGTGACCGATGTAACAATGAATTGTACAGGTGGATACTCAAGTATTGGTAAAAATCCTTATTCTGAATTTGGTTTAAACATAACTGATAAGGATAATAATACATTTTTCTTTGAAACCTCATTTAGTGAGTCAGATTCTAAATATTTACCAAAAGTATTTGGTTCTTCAAACTTTGCAAAACCAAGAACTACGGTTCCATTATTTGTAGAAGAGAGATTTCAAACATTATTAAACTATGGTTATAATAAAGGTTATATTAGAGGTATTAATTGTAATTTAGTTGGATTACCAAGAGCTAATAACAGTAATAACGATATGTCTTCGATAGCGTTTTATTTAGAAAAATACCAAACACCGTCTTCCCCTTGGGTTGTATCTGAATTAAGAGGTAGTAAAGTATACAATCTATTCAGATTCACAACAGTTTCTGATGGTGATGACGCTAACACTGAGGTTAAAATTTCAATAGCAAATATGTCATTTGGTAATTTAACTTTTGATATTTTAGTTAGAGATTTTTATGACACAGATAATAATCCTGTTGTTATTGAGAAATTCACAAATTGTTCGATGAATCCTCAGGATAATGCGTTTGTTGGACAAAAAATTGGTACTGCCGATGGAGAATACGCGTTGAACTCAAAATACATTATGGTTGAGATGAATGAGGACGCACCGATTGATGCGTTACCTTGTGGTTTCCAAGGATTTAGATTTAGAAATTACGCAACTTCTAGACCACCGTTCCCAATTTATAAAACTAAATATGATTACCCTGGAGAGGTTGTATTTGACCCACCATTTGGATTAAGTTCAGGTTCTAACTTGGCAATCCAAAGTCCGGGCGATAATGTTCGTAGAACTTACTTAGGTATTTCTACAGGATATGGTGCAGGATATGACCCTGATTTCTTCCAATATAAAGGTAAACAATTACCATTAGATTTATGTACAGCTGTGGAAGGGAATGATTGGACATATAAAACAAGAGGATTCCATATGGATGTTAACGCATCATCAATTGTTTATCCGGGAACATCTAACCCAGAATTCTTTGTTGGTGACGCACCATTTACATCAGACCCTGATAGTGAAGTTAGTCCTTATTACAGAATTTATTCACGTAAATTCTCATTATTAGTTCAAGGAGGATTTGATGGTTGGGATATCTATAGAGAATCTAGAACAAATACCGACACATTTAAATTAGGTAGAAGAGGTTACTTAAACGGGGCTTGTACAAGTATACAATATCCAACGGCAACAGGATGGGGAGCATTCAAGAAAATTACTGTTGGAAAAAATAATGTTGATTGGGCAAACACCGATTATTACGCTTACTTATTAGGACAACAAACATTCTCTAATCCTGAGGCGGTGAATATTAACTTATTTGTTACTCCGGGTATTGATTATGTTAATAATTCTGATTTAGTTGAAGATGCGATTGAGATGATTGAATTTAACAGAGCTGACTCATTATACGTTTGTACAACACCGGATATTGATTTGTTTATGCCAACAGTAAACTTGGCAACTGATTTAATTTACCCTCAAGAGGCAATAAATAACTTAGAAACTACAGGAGTCGACTCTAACTATACCGCAACATACTACCCTTGGGTATTAACAAGAGATAGTGTTAACAATACACAAATCTACTTACCACCAACGGCAGAAGTTGTTAGAAACTTAGCGTTAACCGACAACATCGCTTTCCCTTGGTTCGCGGCGGCAGGTTACACAAGAGGTATCGTAAACGCAATCAAAGCGAGAAAGAAACTTACTCAAGAAGATAGAGACACCCTTTACCAAGGACGTATCAATCCAATTGCAACTTTCTCTGATGTTGGGACGGTAATTTGGGGTAATAAAACACTACAAGTGGCTCAATCGGCACTTGATAGAATAAACGTAAGAAGATTATTACTTCAAGCTCGTAAATTGATTTCAGCGGTATCTGTAAGATTATTGTTTGAACAAAACGACCAAAAAGTAAGACAAGACTTCTTAGACGCGGTTAACCCTATCTTGGATGCTATCAGAAGAGACAGAGGTTTATATGATTTCCGAGTTACAGTATCGTCAGATACGGCTGATTTAGATAGAAATCAAATGACAGGTAAGATTTACATCAAACCAACCAAATCGTTAGAATTTATAGACATTACGTTCTATATTACTCCAACAGGAGCTTCTTTCGAGAATATATAATAAATAAAATTATGACCCATTGTAATAGTGGGTCATAATAAGCCTTAATATAAAGATATGTTAAAAAATAGAATAAAAGAAGGTATTGACGAGTTTGGTGCCCCCGATGAAAAGTATTACGCGTTTGATTGGGATGATAACATTGTTTCAATGCCAACAAAGATAATCTTGAAAGATGAAGAAGGTGACGAAGTAGGAATGTCTACTGAAGATTTTGCAACTTACAGAGAAGAAGTTGGAAAAGAACCTTTAGAATTTGATGGTCACACAATCGTAGGGTTTGCAAACGACCCTTTTAGATGGTTTGGTGTAAAGGGTGATAAACAATTTATTGTTGATGCGATAACCGCAAAACCGGGTCCGGCTTGGGATGATTTTGTTGAGGCAATTAATAACGGTTCAATTTTTTCAATTGTTACCGCTAGAGGACACACACCTTCAATATTAAAAGAGGCTTGTTACAATTATATTGTGTCAAATACAAATGGGATTGATTCAGACGAATTGGTTAAAAATTTAGAAAAATATCGTGATTTAGCGGATGAAGAAAATGTCTCTAAAAGAGAAATGATTCGAGAATATTTAGACTTGTGTAGATTTTATCCGGTAAGTTACGGTGAGGGTTCTGCAACAAATCCGGAACAAGGTAAAATTAACGCATTAAAAGAGTTTGTTCAATATGTTAAGGCGATGTCTCAACATATACAAAAGAAAGCTTTCTTAAAAAATAAAATAAATAATTATTTTGTCCCTAAGATAGGTTTTTCAGATGACGACTTAAAAAATGTGGATGTAGTGAAAAAACATTTTGAGCAAGACCCAGAGAATATAATTAAAACATATTCAACAGCAGGAGGAATTAAAAAAGAATATTAAAATATTTATTATAAAATAATTAATAAATAAAAACTATTAATATAAAAACTAGGATTTCTAGAATGATAGATTTTTTAATTCTAAAAGTCAAGAGAAAAAAATTAAATAGGTTATATTTATAATAAACAAGATAAAAAAATAAAAATTAAAAAACAAATAGAAAATGGCTGATTTATTAATGAAAATGCCCATACCGTATGAACCAAAAAGACAAAATAGGTTTATTGTACGATTCCCTTCTACATTAGGGATTAACGAATGGTTTGTAGAGTCGGCTGCTAGACCACATATCACTATTAAAGACGTTGAGATACCCTTTTTAAACACTTCAACTTATGTTGCGGGTAGATTTACTTGGGGAACAATTAATGTCAAATTTAGAGACCCAATTGGACCTTCAGCATCACAAGCACTTATGGAATGGGTGCGTTTATGTGCGGAGTCTGTTACAGGACGTATGGGATATGCTGCGGGGTATAAGAAAAACATTGACCTTGAGATGTTAGACCCAACAGGTGTTGTTGTTGAAAAATGGATATTAGAAGGAACTTTCTTATCTGATGTTAACTTTGATACTTTAGCTTATAGTTCAGACGCATTGGCAACAATTTCTGCGACACTTCGTATGGATAGATGTGTATTAGTTTACTAATCAATTAAAATAAAATATATTACACCCTACATTTAATTATGTGGGGTTTTTTATTTATATAAAAAAAACATATCCTATTATTTATAATAAAAACAAAATTATATGGAACAAAATTTAATAGACGCTGCAACTGAAAATTTCAGCTTACCACACGATGTGGTTCAATTACCAACCGGAGGGATTTTTTATAAATCAAAAAAGAAAGCTGTTAAGATTGGTTATTTAACGGCAAATGATGAAAATTATTTAATCGGTTCTGGTCGTAATAGTGAAAATATTATATTAAAACTATTGAGAAATAAAATGTATGAACACGATTTACGTCCTGAAGAACTATTAGACGGTGATGTTGAGGCGATTTTAATTTTTTTAAGAAACTCTTCTTTTGGTTCGGAATATAGTGTTAATTTAATTGACCCGGGAACTGATAAACCATTTATTGGTTCGGTTATTTTAGATGAATTAAACATTAGAAAAACTGAAGTTAAACCTGATGAAGATGGGACGTTTACAACTAAATTACCAAGAACAGGTGTTACAGTAAAATTAAGACCAACAACTTTTTATGATACTATTGAATTAGATAAAATGGTGGAACAATATCCCGTTGGTAGACAAGCCCCTAAAATTACTTGGAAACTGTTAAAACATATTGTTGAAGTTGATGGTAGTTCAGATAAATCAAAAATTGCGTTATTTGTTGATTCACTACCAATTATGGATTCTAAATACATAAGAAGTTTTTTAAGAGAAAATGAACCGTCATTGGACTTAAAAAGAAGTGTAATCGCCCCTTCAGGAGAATTGGTATCTTTCGAGATAACCTTTGGGGTGGACTTTTTTCGACCTTTCTTCTAATCATAGACAATTATTAATTGAGGAATATTTGTACTTAGCTCAAACAATATACGTATCATATTCGGATTTCCACACAATGCCGACATATGTTAGAAAATATTTAATAAATCGAGTAATCGAGAATAACACACCAAACTAGTGATTTAAAAACTATGTTTGGTGTATTTATTTAGAAACACATTTAATTATGGTAGATAAAGCACCGGAGGGTACTTCAACAGGAGGGATAAAAGGACTAGGGGACGCCCTTGGGTCTAATTTTGACCCAATCGCAATAGCAAAAGTAGTGTTGACACTTGATAATGCGGCAAGTGAAATGCTTAAGAAATTTGGTCAAGGTCAGGCTATGTCGGATTTATTACGTGGTAGTATGGCGGAGGCTGTTACTTCAGTAAGAAAATTAGGTGGTGATATTGCAGATGTTCTTGCGACACAAAAAGATGCGTCCGAAACTTTAGGTAGAAACGTTGTTTTATCAGAAAAAACAACTAAAGATTTATACGCAACAATGAAAGTTACCGGACAATCTGTTAAAGATATTGTTGCAGGTATGGCGGACGCGGGTATTGGTGCGGGAAGGGCAACAAGTGAAATGTTAAAAGTTGTTAATGTTGCTCGAGAATCAGGGGTTAATGCTCAGGCGGTGTCAGGTGCAGTTATTAAAAATATGGAGGCTCTTAATAAATTTAATTTTGCTGGTGGTGTTGAAGGTTTGGCAAAAATGGCAGCACAATCAACAGCGTTAAGAGTTGATATGGGTAAAACATTAGAGTTGGCTGACAGATTATTTGACCCTGAAAAAGCGATTGATTTAGCCGCATCAATGCAACGATTAGGTGTTTCACAAAGTTCATTATTAGACCCATTAAAATTAATGGATTTAGCTCAAAATGACCCTGCTGAATTACAAAATCAAATTGCACAAATGAGTAAACAATTTGTTCAATTGGGTAAAGATGGACATTTTGAAATTATGCCGGGAGCGAAACGACAATTGAGAGAGATTTCAAGTGCTATGGGGATATCATATAATGACATTACTAAAATGGCGTTAGGTAGTGCCGACTTAGATAAGAAAATGAAGGAAATATCCTTTCCAAGCGCGACTGAGGACCAAAAGAAAATGATTGCCAATATGGCAGAAATGGGTGCCGGTGGAACTTATGAAATTAAAACAGCCGCGGGAGAAACTAAAGATGTTAGTAAATTAACAGGTCCTGAAATAGAAGCTCTTGAAAAAATGGCAAATACCGCTCCTCCAACAATGGAAGAGTTAGCCAAACAACAATTAACCGCAACACAATCTATTACGGCAGCGATAAATAGTTTGGCGGATAGAACGGGTTTAGGTGCTGCTCGTAGTGAAACTGCAGGTGGGATATTAAAAGGGACGAGAGCGGTTGCCACCGCGGCGTCAGAAATTCCAGGTGAAGGGTTATCAGCAAAAAACATTGCTCAAGGTATTGATAATACTGTGGACTCACTAAAAACTGCGATTGCAAAATATGCGGCGACAGGGGAAAAAACAGATGTTTTAGGAAATATTATGTCTAGTTTTGGAGGGTTTGTAAAAAAAGAATTAATGGATTCATTTTCAAATGTACAAGTTCAGGCGGATAAGCTAAGTGCGGAATTTCCTATGGCAACAGGTACAATAAAGGCATTCAACCAAATGATGGCAGGGACCTTACCTCCATCCTCAACAAATTCATCAATACCTCGAGGAACAGTTGGGACTAGTAGTTCACAAGTGTCAAATCAAAAATCAACAATGGACGTTAATTTAAATGTTAAAGTGGATTCTAATTCTCCAAATATTGATGCAAAACAAATGGAACAAATTTTTACAAATCCCGCATTAATGGAAAAATTAACAGTTAGTGTTAGAGATGGTATTAATAAAATGAATCCTGTTAAAAATGAACGACCTTAAAATAGATTATTAATCTATTTATTATAAAAGAAAAAAAATATGTCAAATAGTACATTATCATTTGCTTCATCATCTTCATTTAGAGATATTTTATTGGCTAAAAATTTAGCCCCATATAATGTTGTCGGAGTATATTCACCACAAGTTGGTAATTTAACTTATGAAACAGTTTTAAATGTTAGTAATGTTATTGATTCACCAAATGACTTAATTGCTAATGACCCATTTGCTGCACAATTATATCCATTAAATGAATATGGTCCTAATGGAGGTTATAACACAATAATAGATTATAATGGAGCTCCTCTTCCGGTAAATTCAAATCAGGGTGAGTATAGTCCGGATGATACTGTGTTAGATTTAGTTAATGAATTTTTTATTGATACAGCGTATATTGTAAACTATTATGGACCTGTTGGTGGATTTAGCAATTTGTTTGGGGTTACCACACAAATGTTAGCAGCACCAATACATCAACCATATGGGTCTACGTTTATACCTTCAACCTATTCTCCTTATTCAATATTATTATCAACAAATCCTACGGGTAGTGATGGTTCATTATCTCAGGATTCGTATTTAGCGAGATTAGGTGCTCTACAATTAAACGAGGCGTTTCAAGATAGGATAGCTAGACAAATTTTTATAAACACAGTTGGTCAAGTAAATTTAGAATCACTATCGGACCCATTTGAGGCTAGTTTAATTATTTCAGGACAAGAACCTTTAATTTATAGAAATTGGAAGATTACGTCACCTGAGGACCCTATTACGGCAGCCGCTGACTTAATTACAAGATTAGGTGGTGCGTATTGGCCTGTTTCACCAATTCCGGGAGATTATTTTACAGATAACACAAGAAATGGTCAAACACAACAAACATCAAACGCGTTAAACGTAGTTAATCAATTAACAGGTGGGTTTTTGGGTCCAATTTTAAATGCTAAAAGAAACCCTTCTGAAATATTTTTGGCGAACACCGGAAATGGACAAAGGTCTGTTTTATTTAGAAATCTAAATTATAATCGTTATCAACCAAGTTATAATAAAACTTTTGGTGGGTTATTAGGTGTTGGGCAAGCTATTGTTAGTTTAATAAACCCTGATAATGGAACCTTAGTTGGTGGTTATTATGTTGGTAGTAGAAATGCTGAACCATCTACAATAACTTCACCACCAAATCAAGTTCCTGTTAACGCTTTTGGACAACAAGAAGATGTTCCGGTATATGGACCATCTGAATTAGGTATTTTATTTGAGGGTAATCAAGACACTCTTAACTTTGGACTTGCGGCTAAATCATTAAGTGATGGTGGTGGTATTGATGGACAATTTGTTTGGACATCACCAAAATATAAACCAAATGCGGGATTCAAAGCGACACCCGGAGGTGGGTCAGGTTCAGCGGATTCTGAATTTAATTTAATTAGTAGCAATTACCTTAAAGACGAATCAACTAATTTTGTGTTTAAAGCAACATCAATTTTAGATGAAACTCAAAGATTAGTAAATTCTGCTGATAATGTTCAAGGAATTTCAAGACTAAAACACGTCGGTAATGCTATTAATCAAGTTAGTAAAGTGTTTCACGATGGATATAAAGAAATGACAAAAGGTTCTCAGGTTGTGTCGTATACTGACCAAACAACCGGTGGTGAGGCAGGTATTGAATATTGTAGAGTTTTTACTAAAGACACACCATATTACACATATAATGATTTACAAAAAGTAGATGGTATTACAACATCAGGAAGAAAATTTGCTAGTTCAGTATTTGACAACACATTTAATTTAAATATTTCACCAACAAGAAATCCGGGGTCGACAAATATTATTGCCGATGGACCAAATGGTATTGGTGGGTATGCTAAAAAATATATGTTCTCAATTGAGAATTTGGCTTGGAGAACATCAAGTAAACAAGGTTTTACTTATGATGAACTACCTGTTTGTGAAAAAGGACCAAACGGGGGTAGAGTTATGTGGTTTCCACCATATGATATTAAATTTAACGATACAAGTAACGCTAATTGGACGGAAACTTCTTTCTTAGGTAGACCCGAACCAATCTATACATATAAAGACACTAGAAGAAGTGGAACATTAAGTTGGAAAATAATTGTTGACCACCCTTCGGTTATGAATGTTATTGTTGAGAAACAATTAAAAGGACAGAATAAAGAAAGAATTAATTCTATTATTGATTCATTTTTTGCGGGTTGTGTTAAATATGATATTTACGAATTGGCTAAAAAATTCAATACTGTCCCAACTAAAGATTTATATACTTATCAACAGATATTAAACGACCCTAATTTAGATAAAAATACCGCAAAAGAGGTTATTAGTAGTAATGAAGGAAATGCGTCGGTTGGAACGGTAACAACGCCTCGTAATAGTTCGACAAAATCAAACCCTGAGTTATCAATTGCCGATTTAAGTAAGTATAATAATTTAGGGTTCTATTTTGATAATGATGTTCCGGGACCAAATAATAAAACTGCGGAAAAACCAAACTCATCATATAAGGCGGATTATGATAATTACACTAGTACTATGAATCAAGACCAATATGTTGCGATATCAACAAATACTTTTAGTCCACCAAGTATTAATTTAAATGTTCAACCATTTTTTACTAATGTTGTTATTGACAATTTTAATCAGATTAACTCTGGTTTTGTTGAAGATGCTTTTAAAATATTAAGTGAAAAAACAGGGACTATTCAAATATTATTAACTAGTTCAGCTTCCGCTCCTGCGAGTAAAGATTACAATGTAAAATTATCCATAAGACGAAAAAATTCTGTTGTTGAATATTTACAAACAACTAAATTAAAACCATTTATTGATGTGGATAAGACACTAACGTTTCTTGATGTTAATAAAGGTGAGGGAGAAGTTGTTTCATTCCCACAATCATCGACAGGTGTTTTTGGTGCGTCAGTTAACTGTACTGACGATATTTTATCAAAAACAAATAAAGTTACTAAAGATTCTCAAAAGTATTCTGTTAGTGCAATGGCTTGTCGAAGAGTTACATTAAAAGATATAAAAGTAACGGCAACACCTGTTGATAAACCGGTAGAACCTATTATTGAGGATGTTATAATACCTCCGGTAGTGGCACCAAAACCAAAACCAAAACCAACATATCGAACAGAAAAAACAATAAAGGATGGGATTAGTAAACTAATTGTAAGAAGATTACTTTCTGAATGTGATTATTTTGATGTTGTTAAAAAAGAGGTTCCTATGTTATATGATTCTATTCAGGAAAAAATCAAATATTTTAATCCTGCGTTCCACTCTATGACACCGGAAGGATTAAACTCTCGTTTAACCTTCTTGAATCAATGTGTTCGTCCTGGTGAAACAATTCCGGTTATTGGGGATAATGGACAGATAGTTGCAAATGATGCCTTAAATACCTCCTTTGGTGCTCCACCGGTATTAGTTTTAAGGATTGGGGATTTTTATAATTGTAAAATAATACCAAAAAGTGTTGCGTTCTCATACGAACCATTAGTGTTTGATTTAAACCCTGAAGGAATTGGTATTCAACCTATGATTGCTAATGTTTCAATGAATTTTGATATTATTGGTGGTATGGGTCTTGAAAAACCTGTTGAAGAATTACAAAACGCATTATCATTCAATTACTACGCTAATACTGAAATTTATGACGAAAGAGCTAAAGCGACCGATGATAGTTGGAAAAAATTAGACAAACAATATTTCCAAGATTTAATTGATGAACAACCTACGCAAACTCAAGTTGATAATCAACAAACAAATTCTGCGGGAGAAACTATTGGACAAATTCAAACAACTGTTAATGGTGCTAGTGGTCAAACAGGTGATATCACTTATATGAAAATTATGGATAGTTTATTGGATGTTAGTAAAGAATATATTGTAAATCTAGTGAATCAATCAGAATCGACAATTAAATCATATAATGGTGGTGTTTGGCAATTAATGACTCAAGAAAGACAATATACAGGTGGTGAATTTAATATGGGAACATCAAGTCAATTAGTTACAATCTATGGTAAGTCAGTTTATGAACAAAGAGTGATTGATTTATTTTCGGCATTATTAAATGATATATCAAGTGGCACTAATTTTATTATTGTTGGTTTAAATAGTGTGTTTACTGACACAACAGCGGTTAGGAGTGTTACAACTAATTTAACAAATTACATTAAAGCAATGCAGACGGATTTCAGTAACGGGATTGAGGAAATTAGTAATAAGATTGTTGAACAAGAACAGGGTATGGTACAAGTTTTTAGAAAAATTAATTATGTGACAACATTATCTGATGGTGTGTTGATAGATAGTAAAGCAAAAATTTATACAATTACCGCAACTGAAGAAGTTGACAGAGGTGATACTCAAGAGAGTGTGGACACATTCCAAGAAATGATATTTGATTATGATTTGGTTGCGACTAGAATGAATAAATATAATGAAACTTTAAGTAGTGTAGATTTTAATATAATTAGTAATGGATATACTGAACCGGGAGGATTTACTTCGGCGGTGTTTGATGATTTAACTGATAAAAGATTTTTTATGGTTATGGCTCAAGTATTCAATAATAGAAGTAATTTCAACACATTTAAATCTGCAATTATTACAAATGAGTTGGATAATACTTATGATGACTTATCTAAAAATTTTAACAAAATTGTTGATAAATTTAGAGATAGTGTAATTGAAGAATTAGATTTTGAAGAAAAAAATATTAAATCTCTTAAAAAATCGCCTGACTATATTGGGTGGACTAAAGATAACATTTATAATAAGGGAAAAGTACGTAAGTTTACGTATACTACAGAACCTTCACCAACAAATGATGAACAAACTAATAATTTAATATTATTGTATAAAGGTGATAATACAGGTGATAAAACAATTTGGACGGATAAAACTCAATTTAATTAAAAATGACTAATAGACAAAATTATAATAGGTATAATGAATTTTTAATAAATGGTGAACAGAGTGTTGTCCCATACATCTCCATTTCAAGTAAATCATCAGATAAAAGAGTAATTTATAAGATAGGTCAATCTAGATTGGATAAAATATCTCAACAATATTATGGTACACCAACATTTGGGTGGTTAATTTTAGCCGCAAACCCAATTTTTGGGGGAAATGAGTGGGCTATCCCGGATGCTGCTATATTGACAATTCCATTTCCTTTAGTATCATCTTTACAAGAATATAAATCTCAATTAGACAATCATTTCTATTATTATGGTAGGTAAACCCGAAAATATATTAGTCGAATTCGACTATAACAATATTACAATTATTGACCCAAACAAGGTTGTTGATAGTGATAATAAAGTAAAAGATAGATTTGTAAAGCAAGAAGATTTAGTAATGTATGCCAATCTTGAGTGTAGTGTTTTACCGAGAACTAAATTAGCTCTTGGTACCGCAAATAATGATTCTATTAGAACAGTATCAATCGCTAAAATTAATTTTTTAAAACCGGGTGATAAACCATATTTAGATAATTCATATACTGATGAAATAACAGGTAAAGGTGCGATAAGAGGAGAAGGTGTTAACCAACCAACTTTCCAAAGTATTACAAACCCAAATAACAGTGATGATTTTTATCTTAAACAAACAATTAGTTCAGGGGGTAAACCCGGAGCGGTAGATAATGGTTTGTTAGGAATCACTTCGATTAATATTAGACAAGGGTTAGATTTCTTACCAACAATTGATATTACTTTAGTTGATGTGAAAGGACGTGCTTTGTTTGAAGCTGGTGATAACTCACCATATGCGGCATTTTTTAATTTACCATATCCATTATTTCATTTAACAATTAAAGGGTATTTTGGTAAAGCGGTTAGATTAGGGTTAATGTTACAAAATTTCACAACAACATATGATTCTAATACGGCTAATTTTACAATTGCTTTGAAGTTTTACACATACAAATATACTGTTTTAAGTGATGTTACTATGGGTGCTCTTTTAGCAACACCACATATGTATCAATCAAGATTTAATATTACTAGAACTAGTGGTGGTCCATCTACAACAACTAAAACAGATAATGTTGTTGTTGAACGAGGTTATCAGAAAATAGTTGAAATGTATAGTGAGTATAAGTCAAAAGGGTTAATACCTAATGATTTTCCTGAAATCACATTAATGCAGATGAAGGATAGAATAGAAAACTTCATTAAGAATGTTCTTGATTCATTTACAAAACAAAACTTAGACCCATTAACTAATTTAGACACTTATGGAACCCAATTGAGGGACTATCAAAAAGAAGTGTTTTATACGGTAAAAACTTCGTGGTTTAATGAATTTATGGATACTGAGAATTACTATATTTTAAATAAATTAGACACAAAGGTTTACACCTTCAAGAAAAATTTAGACCCTCAAAAGAAAAGTGACGCGATTTCAAAACTAAAAGGGTTAATTGGGAAGTATAATACATTACTTAATGAAAATGTTACTTGTGGTAATGTCAATGGTAAAGGTAGTTATACAATCAACGGGAAAGTTACGAAATGTTCTATTCCAAATAGTGTTAAATACGAAACAAAGGGTGTTTTTACAATAGATATTAACCCTAATGATATTAATTTAACTGAAACATATAAATTACAGAAAAAAAATAGTCAACCAACACCAGAAGATTTAACAAAATTCCAAGCAGAGTTGGCGACCACAAATCTTTTTAATAATACTGAAATAACCCTTAAAAATGGTGCAAAAGAAGTTGTTCAAAACTATTTTGTGTTTGAAGGAAAGGGTTCGTTTATCGATTTAACAGATAAAATGAATACTCTTTTAACAACTAACAGAGGATTAGTTGAAGACGAGTTAACAAAAGCTCTTGCTGAGTTATTGGAGAATAAAGACAATGGTATCGGGTTTGTACCAACAATTAGAAATGTGTTAGCGGTTGTTTTTGCTAATGGAGAGGCGTTTTTACGTTTAATGGATGATGTTCACACAAAAGCTTGGGAGCAAAGAGATTCTAAAATTAGAAAAGGTGTTATTTTTGACAAACAAATTGCAAACGCTAGTGCGGATAATAAAAGTTCGGGGGACGATAAAAATCAACCGGTATATCCTTGGCCTCAAGTTATTAAAGAAACGACAGGGGAAAATGGTCAGGAAAAGTATGAGTTAAGATATCCGGGGGATAGTGATATTGTTGGTGAAACTAAAGGTTACCTATATGATGTTTGGCCGGAAATAGAATTTGTTGAAGAATTCATTAAGGGTTTGACTCAAAAAACACCACCACCACAACCACCAGCTAAAACTTCTAATGACACAAAAGACACGAATAGAGTTTCATTAGGTGCGATTGAATTTCCTATCAGTAATGAGGTGTATCAAAATAAAGTTATTAGTAAATTTATTTATGAAATATATGAAAGAGTATTGTTGACCTCACATTATTCCAAATTAGATAGAACTAATGTTTCAACATCTGAGGCGGATAAAATTGCTAACGTTATTGGTGAAGGAGAAAATATAAATATATCAAAGAGTGTTTCAGATAATAGTGATGTTGAATTAATTAAAACTTTAAAAGAGTATAATCTTAACTCATCTAATTTTCAAAGTGTGTTAAAACATATATCAAATGAGGGTGTTTCGGTTAGTTGGCAAAACTACATACGAGGTATTTTCAACACGGGGTATATAAAAAATACTGTTGAAAACGCGTCTTTTGAGTTTAAAACATCTGATGAAATAAATGATTCAAAATCACAACCATTAGTTTCGTTAAGTAATGAAAAAGATATTGTTGATTATGTTGCGACTTCTACAACATCAAATAAGTATGACTTTACTGACACTTATCCGTTTACAGATAAGACTTGGGTAAAAGGTAATTTGGCGAATGGTGTTTCTACAGATGAAACGTTAGCGTTTAATACAACAAAAACGTTAATTTATAACCCCAATAAAAAAGTTATTTCAAATTTCAGTGATATCCAATCTGAAGATGTTAAAAAACCAATAACAAATTTTGTTTATAAAAATGTTGTAATGCCAACAATTGTTGACGATGATTTGAGGAATTTTTATAGTACTAGAACATATACTAATCAATTACCAACTGAAGGGGATGTCAAATATTTAAATTATAGTGGACTTGTTAGTAGTTATCAAACTACATCAATTTTTAATACACCATATTTTATAAACTCAATTCAAGAGGGTGTGGTGAATTCTATTAATCAAGATGCAAACCCATATATTAGTTCCGCCTATTTGTTTATTAATAGCTTACCTTTATCGACACTAAGGGAAAAATATAAAACATACACAGGTAATGATACAAATTATTCTGATGAGAATTTAGACTATATATTCGCGTCTATGAAAAAATATGCGGCTCTTCATAAAGTCCCATATGCTTGGATATTAAAAATAGGTTCAATTTGGCATCGTTATAAAAAATATGTTAATACTAATGTTGATATTTTAGATAATTGTTGGAAAAAGTTTGACGCGGTTAAAAATTATGACCCGGTTAATAATAGTGCCTCAACAGTTTATAATTTTACTATTCCGGGACAAGTTTCTGCGACGACAATGGTGTTGGAAACAACAAACATAATTCCAACATTCTCAATTCCAATGGGGGCAACTAACGTTCAAACAATAATTAACACAGGATTTTATCCTAAATTAATTAACGATTTTAATGTTTTTTATCAAGGATATAATGTTTATACAGGTTATACTAGTTCTGATATTCAAAATGGGTTTAGTGAAGGTATATTGTTAAATTATGTTCCTGAGGCGGTTATAAATAATGTAACAGGGACTACAACAGGTAATAGTCAAACTATTTCGGTAATCCCTTGGTCTGTATCTATTGTTGCTGATTATGGACAATATATCTATATTCTACCATCTCATGGGGGATTAATTAACCAAACTAAAAATGAGTGTTTTGACACATCAGATAATTTAGTTTATCAAGTTACCGGTAATACTGCGATGTACAATGGTTCTGCTAGATTATTTTGGGGTTCACCTAATTATGGATATTTTGATAATACTAAAGTAATAAAACCGGAACCTATTCACTACCTAAAACAAATCTTTTCAGGTCAAGAAGCTCAAGAAAATTTCTCCATAAATGGGTTAAGTCAGGACTATACAAAAATTAGTGAAATTTTTTCAGTTTTTGATAGAGACGCTTTAGATAACTTTGAAACAGAGTTTTTAAATTTCTCAATATCTATCTACGATTATGAGACAGATATAAACTCAACAGATACTGAAACACAAAAATCTTTTAAAAATTTCCAATCATTAATGAGGAATATGATGAAAATTCCAAATACGGCAACAAATAATGTGGAATGGGTGGAAAATATTCAAAATAAACAGTTATCAAATATTTCAAATATAATTAATCAATTTTTAAACTACGATGTTTATTTTAAATTAGGTAACCCATCTTCGTTTAACAAACAATTGTTTTATACGTTCTCAAGTAACCATAGAATTGAAACTCCGGTTACGTGGGATTATTATAACTATATGACACCAAATTCGTTACCTACGGGAAGAACATTAAATAATTCAATTACGACTTATCCGTTAGAATGGGCGGCTTTGGAGACATACGTTGGTTTTTCTGAAATACCTCAATTAACGTATAAAGATGGTGGTTCATATATTACTGATTTCTTTATAGATTGTAATGTCGCCTTTGATGTGTATAACATTGAAAAATTGGCACCTATTATTAAAATATATGCTACTCAGAAATTAAAAGATAATACTTTAAATTACGAAAAGTTTGTTAAATTAATGAATGATTATTTAGATAATTTAGATTTGTTTAACAATAGAATTATCAATAATCTTATGATTAAATTACAAAAATCATTACCAAACGTTAATTTTACACCACAAACTAAACCTGAAACGGTGTTAGAAAGTAAACAAACTAAACTTGAATTATGGGAATCATTTAAAGCAACAAACGATAAATGGATTTCCGGGACTGACTTTAAAGAAAAAACATTATTTGAAGATGTCTTACTATTAGATAGAGCGAGTAGAGATGTTGGTAATTTAGTTTTAGTGGATGTTCAAAAATTAAAAGATGATTTAAAAGAAATTAATGTTGCTTCAACAATGTTAACGTATATTCAAACTATTTTAGTTAGAAATAATTTTGTAGTTATGAATATACCGTCATATGTTAATTTTTATAATGTCCAAGATGCGGTTAAGAATCCAAAACCAAAACCTGAAGGGACTTTAGAGTTTGCAAACACTTTATTTGGGACATTTATGAATGTTGATTATCGAAATTCATCTGCTAAGATGGTTTGTTTTTACGCCGGAAAACCAAGTGAACAATTAGACTTAAAAGAGAATGTTGATTACCGTTATAGAAATGATGCGTTTGATTTGAGACGTGTTGATAATCCATTGGTTGAAAATCAAATAGGTAAAAATGATTGGGATAAATCAAATAAGGTTGTTGGGTTTAATGTAGATTTTGGACCACAAAATCAATCAATATTTCACGGGTTTAATATTAGTCAAAATCCGGGGTTAGCGACTGCGGAATCATTAGAGGTATTAAATCAAATGGCGAATCAATCAAATAATAGAGGAGGGGCAACTCAGAATACTTCATTATATAATTTATATAAAAATAGAAGTTATTCTTGTACTGTTAGTATGATGGGTAATGCTATGATACAACCAACGATGTATTTTAATTTAAGACACGTCCCAATGTTTAGTGGTCCATATATGATACAAAAAGTTAATCACTCAATAACACCGGGACATTTTGATACAACATTTGAAGGTATTAGACAACCAACAGCATCTTTACCCAAGTTAGATAATTATATTCAATCTCTTAAAACAACATTATTACAATCAATAATTGATGAAAATAAAAAAAATAAACAGGAAAAAGAAAAGGCGGCACTCTCGGCAACAACCACTAACAGTATTACTCAGAACGCTGCTGTAGTTAGTGATAGTGTTGACCAAGATGGTACAACTCAAAGTAATAGTCAAAAATGTCCACCAAGTAAGGTTAAAAATGATAAGTATGTTAAGTTTATCGCGACAGACACTAAAAATGCGACTAGTGCAACATATAAAGAAGTGGTTGATATAATATCAACAAAAACAACAGACCAAAAAATACGATATGCTGTTTTTGCTAAAATGTATTTAAGCTCGTCTCAAAGTGGGTTGTTGCAATCTCAATCATTCAATTATAGTAATACTGATTTGAAACAAGATTGGGGACCATCCGTGGAGACATTCTTTACAACAAAAAAATATTATTGTAGTGATTCAAATATTCCTTATATTACATTTAAAAGTTTGAGTCAAAATATTGATTTTTTAATTTCAAGATATAAAGATAGAGTTGGTAAAATTAATAGTATTAGTGCTAAAGATATTACTAAATTTTTAATATTATATGGTGAAAGCGGTATTTCACCGGAGACAGAATATACAACTCTAAACCCGACTGACGTGACAACAATTGAAAATAATGTTCAAAACGCTATTAATGTTTATAATCCAACAAGTGGGAATAATACTAATCAAACACCTCCGGCGACAACACCGGCACCAACAGCAATACCACCAACAACTAGTGGGGATAAAGGTATTCTTGAAGAGTCGTTAGTTTTAAACACTTATTTTTTTAAAAATTTAAAAATAAATAGTAATGGGTCTTTAAGTGGTGATTTTGTTATTCTTAGTAATGGTAATATTTTAAGTCAATCATATCCTGCTAAATTATATCTTCCGGGTCAAATGGATTTAGTTGAAATTGCTACTTTTACTATGAACACTAATAAAAATAATACAGGTTCATTCATAACTAATGCTAACGTTATTGAGGCGATAGAACTAGTTCGTAATGATAATACTTATCAAAATGCTTTTATTGTTAAAATTAATGCGTTTTCAGATTTAAGATTTGTACGTAATAAGGTCATTATGCCGTTGGATTGTCCTGGTGAAGGATTTACGTATCGTCAAATAATTGATGTTGGTGATTGGGATGCAATTAAAGATGACATATGTTGTAATTGTTACCCTAATCCGTATACCGGTATGGAAATTATTTGGGATGGAAAACCTTGTTCTAAGAATGGAACAAAATGTTAAATTAAATTTTTCTTAACTAACAGATATTTATATATAAAAAAGATTATGGATACAAAATCATTATTAGAGAATTACTTAGGTAAAAAAACTCGTACTACTGAAAAAGATATGGGTAACGGTTCAAAACAAATTTGTGATTTAGAGTCAGGAGATTGTTATACAATTAGAATGAAAGATGGTCTAATAGAAAGAGTTGACAATACAATGAGTCAAAATAGAAAAATTCAAGTTGAAACAACAACTGGTGTAAAACAATTATTAAACGGATAAAATGAAAAAAATAGACAATAGGATTTTAGAAGAGATTGCTAGATATAATTCAATTAATAATTATATTGTAGAGCAAGACGCTACATTACCTCCACCACCGGGTGAAGACCCAAACGCTTTACCACCGGCAGGAGGTGCTCCGGCACCTGTTGACCCAAGTATGGCGGCACCGGCAGCACCTACAGGACCTCAACCTGTGGATTTATCCAATGACCCTGATGTTGAAAAAGTTGAGGGTGATGGAGAAACAGGTAAAACTGAAGAAATGGATATTACTGATTTAGTAAAATCTCAGAAAAAAGTTGAACAAAAACAAGAGGAATATTTTGATAACCTATTCCAACATTTAGATAATTTAGAATCTAAGTTAGGTGAAATGGACGGTATTATGACTAAGTTAAATGACTTAGAAATGAAAATTGAAAAATATAGAGAAAAAACTCCTCAAGAAAGATTAGAATTAAGAACATTAGATTCAGGACCATTCAATCAAAAATTAAGTCAATTCTTTGATGATAAGGAAGAGGATATGGAAAAATCAGGAAAAAATGAGTATGTTTTAACTCAAGATGAGGTTCAAGATTATTCACCAATCGAAATTAAAAAAACATTTAGAAATTTTGATGATTCTTCATCAGGGTTCCAACAAGTAAGATAATTAAAAGGGTCTTAGTACCCTTTTTTTTTTACAAAACAATTTGACAAACACACGGCTGACACTTATACTTTTATAAACCTTTAAATATTTTAAACACTATGGCGACAAATTCATTAGACGCAGTTTTGGCTCAATACGAGAAAGCAAAACAAGGTAGTACTTCTTCTACCTCAAAATTTACACAAGAAGAAAGAATGAAAAAATACTTCGCGGCTATCCTTTCAGATAAGGAAACTCAAGGTCAACGAAGATTAAGAATCTTACCAACTACAGATGGTTCTTCACCATTTAAAGAAGTTTGGTACCACGAGATTCAAGTTGATGGAAAATTCCAAAAATTTTATGACCCGGGAAAAAATGACAATGAACGTTCACCTTTAACTGAGGTTTACGAAGAACTTCGTTCGACAGGTAATGAAAATGACAAAAAATTGTCATCTACTTATTTATCACGTAAATTCTACATTGTTAAAGTTATCGATAGAGATAACGAAGAAGATGGAGTTAAATTTTGGAGATTTAAATCTAACTACAAAAATGAGGGTATCTATGACAAAATCATCCCTATCTACAGAAACAAAGGAGATATTGCTGACCCTGAAAAAGGGAGAGACCTTATCCTTGAATTAACAAAAGCTAAAACTCCAAAAGGGGCGGTTTACACGGTAATTCAGACAGTTATGTATGATGACGCGGCTCCAATTCACGAAGACACAAAACTTTCTGAAAGTTGGGTTAACGATGAATTAACTTGGGAAGATGTTTACTCTAAAAAACCGGTTGAATACTTAGAAGCTATTGCAAGAGGCGAATCTCCAAAATGGAATACTGACAAAGGTGGTTACGATTATGGTAACTCTGATGAAAGTGAAACTTCATTTGGTGGTTCTAAACCATCGGCTCCAATTGACCCACAAGCGGGCGCTGAAGAGGATGATGATATGCCATTCTAATCAAAAAAAAACTTGGACAAATAACTTGGACACTAAGACATAATTAGTGTCCAACTTGTCTAAAAAAACTCAAAAAATTAATTTAACTTAGACATATGGCGATTAAAAAACACGATTTTAAGTCCATTAAGGACAAATTCTCGACATCTGCAAAATACAAACCACAAAGGTTTTTCGACTTAGGTCCTGACTTTTTGGATGCTGTTGGTATTCCGGGACCGGCTATAGGACACTTAAATATGTTCTTGGGTCACTCAGATACAGGTAAAACAACTGCGTTGGTGAAATGTGCTGTTGATGCTCAGAAAAAACAAATATTACCGGTATTCATTATTACCGAACAAAAGTGGTCATTTGAACACGCAAAACTTATGGGTTTTGATTGTGAAGAAATGGTTGATGAAGAAACGGGTGAATTAGAATGGGACGGGTTCTACATCTTCAATAATAACTTTAGTTATATAGAACAAATTACAGATTACATTAATAGTTTACTTGACGCTCAAGAGAAAGGTGAATTAGATTATAGTTTATTGTTCTTATGGGATTCTGTTGGTTCAGTTCCTTGTAAAATGACTTTTGAAGGTAAAGGTGGTAAACAACATAACGCGGCGGCGTTGGCTGACAAAATTGGTATGGGTATCAATCAAAGAATATCGGGAAGTCGTAAAGCGGATTCTAAATATGAGAATACTTTGGTTATTGTTAACCAACCTTGGGTTGAACTTCCGGATAATCCATTTGGACAACCTAAAATTAAGGCTAAAGGTGGTGAGGCGATTTGGTTGAACTCCTCATTAGTTTTCCGTTTCGGGAATGAAAAAGGTGCGGGAACAACAAAGATTACCGCGACTAAAGATAAAAGAACTATCAAATTTGCTGTGAGAACTAAAATCTCAGTAATGAAAAACCACATCAACGGATTGGGTTATGAAGATGGTAAGATTATTGTAACACCTCACGGATTCTTGGCAGGTAAAGAAACTACCGAAGAAAAAGCGTCTATTGAGAAATACAAAAAAGAATACTCTGAATATTGGAAGAATATCATCGGAACAGATGGTGATTACGATTTGAAAGAGGTAGAAGAAAAAGAGTAGTAACGAATACAAACAAAAACAAGTGACTAAAACACTTTTGGTTGACGGAAACAATTTAGTAAAGATTGGATTCCACGGGGTTAAAGATTATTATCACAATGGAAAACACATAGGTGCCTTATGGCACTTTGTGAATACCATTAGACGTTTCATAGACGAACAAGACTTTGATAAGGTTGTTGTTATGTGGGACGGTGATGATAACTCTTCGACTCGAAAACTTATTTATCCCCAATATAAAGAACAACGTAGAGACAGAGACAACGAGTATAAGTTAGATTCTTTCACTGAGCAGAAAGAAAGAATCAAACAATACTTGGAGGACTGTTATATAAGACAAATCAACGTAGATAATAACGAAGCAGATGATTTGATTGCTTACTACTGCCAAATCTCGGAGAACGAACAAAAGACCATCTATTCGGGGGATAAAGACCTTACCCAATTAATCTCGGATAAGGTATCGGTGTTTTATCCGAGAACCAAACAAACTTATCACGTTGGAAGTAAAATCAAATGTGATTTTTACGAATTTCCGCATCAAAACATTAGAACTTATAAAATTTTATCGGGAGATAAATCGGATAATATTGATGGTATTTCAGGGTTGGGGGAGAAAACACTTATAAAGTTTTTTCCTGAGCTACTTGAAAAACCGGTTTCAATCACCGATATTTTAGAAAAGGCAGAAACTCTACTAAAGGAGAATAAAGATAATAAGACATTACAAAATCTTTTATCCGGTAAAACTAAAAGTGGTGTTTATGGTGATGAATTTTTTGTGATAAATGAAAAAATCATAAACTTATCAAACCCATTAATTACTGATGATGCTAAAGAACTTGTTGAATTGTATTATAAAGAAACTTTAGACCCTGATGGTAGGGGTCATAGAGGACTTATTAAGATGATGATGGAAGACGGGTTTTTTAAGTATCTACCAAAGGGGGATGATGCTTGGGTGAATTTTGTTAGACCCTTTATGAAATTAACAAGAAAAGAAAAAAGAAATTATAAAAACAATTAACTAAAGCTATGAAAGACCAAGAATCGGTAAAATTAGAATTCTTAATGATGGTAAATGATAACATCATTGTGCAAAGATTTTTTAACGTGAGAGAGTTCAATAATGAGGGTAAAAACTCTTTGGAACTTTACGAATTACTTCGTGAATTTAAAGACGACATTCAAAAACAATTGTCGTTGAAAACCGTAACGTATATGACGGATAATCTGTACGAAATTATTAACAATCCGGCTATTTTGGAAACGTCTAATACGGACGGTCCGGAGTACTTTAACATCTTCATCAAACAAAATGATGTGACAATTTGTCATAGACAGGTGGACGCAAAAGTATACCCTCCAAAGATAAGATATACTGTGGATGTACGCCCACACCTAAAAAACCTATTGATGAACTTGACTGACATCTTTTCATCTAAAAATTTAACAAAAAAATATCTAGATGTTACCCTAAGTGTGTAGTATTTATTATTACACTAAAAGAAAAAATATATGGCGTCAAACAAAAATTTCGAGTATCTAGGTAGCACCTTTCAGATACAATTACTAAACCAAATCATTATCGACAAAGACTTTTCACGGTCAATTATAGATGTGATTGAAACAAGTTATTTTGAGAATAAATATTTCAAATTAATCATCCAAATGATTAAGGAGTATTATACAAAATACGAACACACACCAACCTTTGACACATTAGAACAAATTACAAAATCTGAGATACAACAACCTCTAGCAGCAAAAATAATTATTGATACCCTTACAAAAGTTAAGGAGTCTACGCTTGAAGGGGCTGAGTTTGTGCAAGAAAAATCGATGAAGTTCTGTAAACAACAGGAGTTACAGAAAGTAATGGTTAAAGCTCAAAAAATCATCGACACTGGTGAATTTGAGAGTTACGACACATTAGAAGAGATGGTGAGTAAAGCTCTTCAGGTTGGGGAACACGATAAGGGAACGGAAAGTGTTTTCAGCAATTTAGATGATGTTCTAAACGAGGATTATCGTCATCCGATACCAATGGGTATTCCGGGGATAGATAGACTCTTAAAAGGAGGGTTGGCTAAAGGTGAAATCGGTGTTATTTTAGCACCAACAGGTGTAGGTAAATCTACTTTACTTACAAAAATCTCAAATCACGCATTTAATTTGGGATATAATGTGTTACAAATATTCTTTGAGGATAACCCAAAGATTATTCAACGTAAACACATTACATTATGGACAAAAATCCATCCGGATGAATTGTCTATTAGAAAAGATGAAGTAATAACTAAAGTTCAAGAAATTAAGGAAAAAATGCCTAATGAATTGATACTTAAAAAACTTCCATCCGATACTGTAACAATGATGCAGATTAAGAATCAAATCAGAAAAATGATTTCAGAAGGAATCAAAATTGATATGGTATTATTGGACTACATTGACTGTGTGGTACCGGATAAAAACTTGGGGGATGAATGGAAATCTGAAGGGTCTGTGATGAGAGGTTTTGAATCTATGTGTCACGAACTTGATTTGGTAGGATGGACAGCGACTCAGGGTAATAGAAGTTCAATATCGTCTGATGTTGTTACAACCGACCAAATGGGTGGGTCTATTAAAAAAGCACAGGTTGGACACGTAATCATTTCCGTGGCTAAATCTTTACAACAAAAAGAAATGAAATTAGCAACAATCGCAATTACTAAATCACGGATTGGTGATGATGGTGTTGTCTTTGAGAATTGTAAATTTGACAATGGTATGTTGGAGATTGATACTGAAAGTTCAGTAACATTCTTAGGATTAGAAGAACAAACCGAAGAAAGAAATAGACAAAGAATCAAAGACTTGTTAGACAAGAGAAAAGAAAAAAACCAACAACAAAATTAATTTAAAATGAAAGAAAAAATATTAGAACCGAATAATGACCGATTCGTTATCTTCCCTATAGAACATAACGATATATGGGAATTTTATAAACAACACCAAGCCGCGTTTTGGACGGCAGAAGAAGTGGATTTATCTAACGATATTAGAGATTGGGAAAATCTATCTGATAATGAGAGGTTCTTCCTTAAAAATGTATTAGCGTTCTTTGCGGCGTCTGATGGTATTGTTAATGAAAACTTGGCTGAGAATTTCTTAAAAGAAGTTCAATATGCTGAAGCAAAGTTCTTCTACGGATTCCAAATTATGATGGAGAACATTCACTCATTAATGTATTCATTATTGATTGATACTTACGTATCTGACGAGAAAGAAAAGGATGAATGTTTTCACGCAATTGACAGATTACCTGCCGTTCAAAAGAAAGCTAAATGGGCTCTTGATTGGATTGAAAACTCTTCATTTCAAGAAAGATTAGTGGCGTTTGCGGCGGTTGAAGGTATATTCTTCTCCGGTTCATTCTGTTCTATCTTTTGGATGAAATCAAGAGGAATTATGCAAGGATTGTGTAACGCTAATAGTCTTATTTTTAAAGATGAAAACTTACACTGTGATTTTGCTATCCATTTGATTAACAATCACGTTGAGAACAAACCAACAGAGAAAAGAATTAAAGAAATTTTATTATCTGCGTTAGAGATTGAAAAAGAGTTTATTACTGAGTCATTACCTGTATCTTTAATAGGTATGAATTCAAATTTGATGAAACAATATCTTGAATTTGTAACTGACGGACTATTAGTTAAGTTTGGATGTAAGAAACATTTTAATGTGGAACAACCATTCAAATTTATGGAACAAATAGCTGTCGAGACAAAGGGTAATTTCTTTGAGTCAAGAACTATGGAATACCAAAAGGCGAAATTAGGTGAGTCATTAACATTTACAGAAGATTTTTAAAATATGATGTCATTAAAGATAAAAAAAAGAGGGGGTGACGAGGTGTCGTTTAACCCCCAAAAAATATACAGTCGAGTAAAAAGAGCTGCTAAAGGGTTAAACGTTAATGCTGATGAGGTATTCATTAAGGTGATTACTTCTGTTCCGACTGAAGGTGTGATTACCACAAAAGAGTTAGATAAATTGGTTTACGAGATTGCTGCGGCTTATACCGGTAGTCATCACGATTATTCAAGATTGGCTTCTTCGGTGGCTATTTCTGCGTATCATAAAGAAACTGACGAAAGTTTCTGTAATACTATGAAACGTTTACACGAGGATGGAGTTATTAATGACATATTAATTGATACTATTAACGAATATGGTTGGGGGGATATTGATTCTGTAATAAATCACGAGAATGATTACAATTTTGATTATTTTGCGTGGAAATCATTACAGGAAATGTATTTGTTGAAGACTCCACAAGGTGTTGTTGTTGAAAGACCGCAACATATGTATATGAGAGTTGCTTTATGGGTTACTAAATCATTTGAAGAGGCGGTTGAATACTACAATTCGTTATCAAATCAACTTATCTCTCCGGCAACCCCAATTATGATTAATGCGGGAACTAAAACACCTCAATTAGCGTCCTGTGTGTTGAAATACAATAACGGGGATTCAAGACAAGGTTTATTAGACACCTTTAATGATATTTCAACGTATTCATCAGATGCTGCAGGTATTGGATTATGTATGTCTAACATTCGTAGTAAAGAGAGTCGTATTAACTCATCAGGTGGATTTGCCGGTGGTTTATTGAAATACCTAAAGATTGTTAACGAAGGACTGAGATTCTTTAATCAACAAGGTAGAAGACCGGGTAGCGCCGCCATCTACATAGAACCTTGGCATAAAGACATTATGGACTTACTTGAAATCAAAAAGAATACAGGTGCTGAGGAGTTGAGAGCAAAAGATTTGTTTACGTCAATTTGGTTACCGGACAACTTTATGAACGCGGTTAAGAACAATGATGATTGGTACTTATTCTGCCCTAACGACATTGTTAAAGCGGGTATTAAACCATTACAAGAGGCTTACGGTGATGAGTATGAATCAAACTACAACAAAGCGGTTGAACTTGGTTTAGGTAAGAAAGTGAAAGCTCAGACAATTTGGAATAAAATTATTGAATCTCAGGTTGAAACCGGAGTTCCTTACTTATGTTCTAAAGATAGTGCAAACAGAAAAACAAACCATCAAAACATTGGGGTGATTAAACAATCTAACCTATGTAATGAGATTTACCAATATACTGATGAAAACACCACAGCAATCTGTACATTATCATCTATGGTATTGAAAAACTTTATTATTAAAGGTGAGTTTGATTTCAAGTTACTTTACAGTGAGGTTAGAAAGGTTGTTAGAGCACTTAACAAAGTTGTTGACATTAATAGTTACTCAACTGAACAAGGTAGAAAAGGTGGTTTAGAACAAAGAGCGATTGCGATTGGAACTCAAGGTCTTGCTGACGTATTCTTCTTAATGGATTATATCTTCACGACTGAAGAGGCAAAACAATTAAACAAAGAAATTTTTGAAACAATCTATTTTGCTGCAATCACCGAAAGTATGAACTTATGTAAAACAGGTGAATACAAACCATATAAATTCTTTAAAGGGTCACCAATGTCAAAAGGGATATTTCAATTTGATATGTGGGGATTAGATTACGAAGGATTAGGTAGAATGTGGGATTGGGACTCACTTAAATTAGAGGTGTCCAACCACGGGGTTTGTAACTCATTATTTACGGCTCAGATGCCGGTAGCATCTTCGGCTAAAATCACAGGTTCATTTGAAATGACAGAACCGGCTCACTCGGCATTATTTAATCGTCGTGTGGTTGGGGGAGAAATTTTAATTGTTAATAAATACTTAATTAACGATTTTGAAAAGTTAGGTGTTTGGTGTGAGGATTTAAAAAATGAAATCATAATGAATGAAGGTTCTGTTCAAAACATTAACTTTAATCATTATTTGGACACGGAAGATAAGAATTACAATAAAAAGGTAAAAAGAATTGAACATTTAATTCCTAAATATAGAACAATTTGGGAAATATCTCAAAGAGAACTTATTGATATGGCGGCTGACAGAGCACCATTTATTGACCAATCACAGTCGATGAATATCTATATGTCTGAACCAACATTATCAAAGATTTCATCATCTCACTTCCATTCTTGGGGTAAAGGATTAAAAACTCTTTGTTACTATGTTAGAACAAAAGCAATATCAACCGGGGCAAAACATTTGGCAGTTGATATTACAAAAGTACAACAACCAAAGACTATTGAAAAACCAACGGTAGATTTAACACAAAAACCTACTGACACAGAATTTGAGTGTTTTGGGTGTGGTTCTTAATTAAATTAAAATAATTATAACAATAATCACGACTTCGGTCGTGATTTTTTATTTTACTCTATTTATAAGAAATAATTACGACACTATATTTATAGTTATGGCAGATGGAACAACATATGGTTTAACTTTTCCTTTCAGAGAATCTTTTGATGGGAAATACTTAGATTTATCAGATTATAATGACCAAGAGATTAGGTCTAACTTAATACACCTTTTATTAACAAGAAAAGGTAGTAGATATTATTTACCGGATTTTGGGACAAGATTATATGAGTTTATTTTTGAACCATTAGATGGTCCAACATTTTCAGAAATAGAATCTGAAATACGAGAATCCGCGGGAAACTATTTACCGGGGATAACAATAACTAACATTAGTGTCCAAGCCGCCTCAGAGGGTAGTGAAGATAAAGGTAGTTATATAAATGATAACGATGAGAGAATATTTCGGGTACCAAATATGTCGAATAAAGAACATACAGCGAAAGTTAAGATTGATTACACCATCAACAATGATGTGTTTAATAGTAGTGACTTTGTAATTATTAATATATAAAATTATGGCAAACAAGAAAATTTCCTACACAACAAGGGATTTCCAATCAATCAGAACTGAGTTAATTAACTTCACTAAAACGTATTATCCGGACACGATTCAAAACTTCAATGACGCGTCTGTTTTTTCTGTATTATTAGATTTGAACGCTGCGGTAACGGATAACTTACAATTTAACATTGATAGAAGTATTCAAGAGACAGTTCTTCAATATGCTCAACAAAGGTCGTCAGTTTTTAATATAGCAAAAACTTATGGATTAAAAGTTCCGGGTATGAGACCATCGGTTGCTTTAGTTGATTTTTCAATTACAGTTCCTGCTTTTGGGGATAAAGAAGATTTACGATATTGTGGTATTCTAAGAAGAGGGTCACAAGTTAATGGTGCCGGACAAGTCTTTGAAACTGTATATGATATTGATTTCTCATCACCTATTAATGGTGAAGGTTTTCCAAATAGACTAAAAATACCTAATTTTGATTCAAATAATAAATTATTAAACTATACAATTACTAAACGAGAAACTGTTGTTAATGGAACAACAAAAGTGTTTAAAAAAGTAATAACACCTAATGATGTTAGACCTTTTTATGAATTATTTTTACCGGACAAGAATGTATTGGGTATAACTAGTGTTTTGTTGAAAGATAGTACACAGTATACTAATATACCGTCAGTTCAGGAGTTCTTAGGGTTAGATAATAGATGGTATGAAGTGGATGCTTTGGCGGAAGATAGAGTATTTGTAGAAGACCCAACAAAAGTATCGGATTCTCCGGGGATTAAAGTGGGGAAATACATTCAAACAAGTACTAAGTTTATTAGTGAATTTACACCTGAAGGATTTTTAAAAATTACTTTTGGGGGTGGTTCACAATCTGCGGACGAACAGTTAAGAGAGTTTGCAAGAGATGGTTATCAATTAAATCTATATAAGTATTCCAACAACTTAGCGTTAGGTAGTACTTTAAAACCAAATACAACACTATTCATACAATATAGAGTTGGTGGTGGTGTAGGTAGTAATATTGGTGTAAATTCAATTACTCAAATAGGTACAGTATCATTCTTTGTGAACGGACCATCAGATAGTATTAACACAACTGTAGTAAATTCATTAAGATGTACAAACGTAACCGCAGCGATTGGGGGAGCTAATTACCCAACAACTGAAGAAGTTAGAAATTTAGTTTCATATAATTTCTCATCACAAAAAAGAGCGGTAACCGTAAATGATTACGATTCAATAATCCGAACAATGCCTTCACAATTTGGAGCTCCGGCAAAAGTATCAATAACGGAAAACAATAATAAAATTATTGTCCAAATGTTGTCGTATGATGAAACAGGTAGACTAACAGAGGTAATTTCAAACACTTTAAAGAATAATGTTGCAAATTATTTATCAAACTATCGTATGATAAATGATTATGTGTCAATACAAAGTGCTAACGTTATTGATTTAGGATTTAATATTGATGTTGTTTTAGATAATACACAAAACCAAGGAACAGTTATTTCTCAAATCATTACGATTGTTTCGGAATATTTTAATCCGGAAAATAGACAAATGGGTGAAAATGTTAATATTTCTGAATTAAGAAGATTAATACAAAGTGAAAACGGGGTAATTTCATTATCCGATATTCAAGTCTTTAATAAAGTTGGTGGACAGTATTCATCATCTCAAACATCTCAACGATATATTGACAGTACAACTTATCAGATAGGGTTAATTGATGATACAATCTTTGCGGAACCAAACCAAACTTACCAAATAAAATATGCAAACAAAGATATAAACATTAGAGTTAAAAATTTAAAAACGGTTAATTTCTCTTGATAATTTAATCGGTATTCTCTATTTTTAATAAATGGATTATATTACAGATATTTTAACTTTTATTAAAGGGTATAATGGGACTTGGTCTCAATGTTTTGTTGCGGGATTATATCTTAACTTCAGATTGATTTGTTCTTTTATTATTTTTTTGATTTTTTTTAATCAAATTAGGGTAACTAAAAAAGTAACAAAATTTCAAATTTTTTTATTAATAATTGTTAGTTCTTTTATTACTTCAGATATTACCGATTTTAATGAAAGAAGAAAATTAGAAACAATCCAACACCCCCAAGATTATTTTAATAAAAATACCAAAAATTTAGTTATAGTTGTTGAAGGTTCGTTAGGACCATTCAAGGATGTGTCAGGGGCTAATGAGGTTCAAATTGACATTTCTAAGTCGAGGGACTTAGATGGTTTGGGTTTGGTTGAAAGTAAGGTCGAAACTAAAGAGACAAGTGTAATTACATATATTGGAACAAACAACTATAATTTAACGTCCGAAGAGGTTTTTAAAACAGTAAAGTATTTTAGGCTATTTAACCCAACAGGTAAGGTTGTTCTTATTGGACATAGTATTGGTGGGTATAATGTTGCTCAGGTGTTGGATAATTTAAATAAAGAAAAAATTGGTGTTGATTTAGTTGTTTTCTTAGATAGTGCTAACCAATTGTATAATAACTATGATTATCAAATTAAAGATAATGTTGGTTATGTGATAAACTTTATGTCTGTTAAATGGTCGGACAATATGATTTTCTTCACCAATTCAGGGGGACGAGTGTCCTTATTTAAGGATAATCGAATAACTAAAGTCCTTAATGTTGATATTCCTAATACAACTCACACATCTATTGATAACACTGTTCACAAATATGTTATTAGTATTGTTAATAATTTTTTAGAAAAAAAATCAAACCCTATTGATTTTGTTAAACAATATAAGTTTAAACCATAATTTATTTTCAAAAAAAATGTTTTATCTTTTAAAAATGGTATATAAACTATTTATTAAAAAAGATAAAAATGTCAAAATCTTATAGAATAAGAACAAAGGTCGGTGTTGACACTTCAGTTAAAGTATTAATTGACCAAGAGTTCGAACATTTAGAAATATTATCCTTAAAAATATTACAAACAGACATCTATACTAGACAATGTGCTGATTATGGTGTTATTGTTGGACGTGTTAGTGTTAATAATGGATTTGGTGTTCCAAATGCCAAAGTATCTATCTTCATACCTTTAGATAGTAAAGACCAAGCTGACCCAATTATTTCTGAGTTATATCCGTATAAATCATTGTTAGATAATAATGATGATGGTTATAGATATAATTTACTACCCTATAAACCATCATATAGTGCTCACGTTCCTACCGGGACATTTTTCACTAGAACGGATGTTTTAACTAACCCAACTTTAATTGAAGTTTACGACAAGTATTATAAATATAATGCGGTTACAAACGATAGTGGTGATTATATGATTTTTGGGGTTCCTGTTGGTGCTCATCTAATTGTTTTAGATGTTGATTTGTCTGACATTGGAGAATTTTCATTATCACCTCAAGATTTGATTAGAATGGGTCTTGCAACAGAAGCTCAAGTATCCGGAACAAATTTTAAATCATCAAATAATTTAAGAGAATTACCACAAATTGTATCGGTAAATAGAAGTATTGAGGTTGAACCATTATGGGGACAACCTGAAATTTGTAATTTAGGTATAACAAGAACAGATTTTGATTTAAGTAGTGAGGCGAATGTTGATATTCGACCAACATCTATTTTTATGGGTTCTATAATTTCTGACTCAGATACTAACGCATTAAAGTCTAATTGTAAACCAACTAACAGGTCGGGGTATCAATGTAGTTTAACTACGGGTCCCGGTGAAATATTGGCGATTAGACAAACAATACAACAAGATTCTAACGGGTTACCTATTCTTGAAAATTTTAGTTTAGAGGGGGGTGGTAAAGTTATTGATGAAAACGGAACTTGGTTGGTAGATGTCCCAATGAATATGGATTACTATGTAACCAATGAGTTTGGAGAACAAGTTCTTTCAAATGACCCTGAGGTTGGTATCCCAACTAAAGCAAAATATAGATTTAAAGTAAAATGGTCTCAATCACCATCATTATCAGACCTTACTAAAAGAGCTTATTTTTTAGTACCAAATATTAGAGAATATAGTTCCAATCAATTTGAATCGTATGCTTTTAGCGTTGATTGGAATGATTATGGAAATACTCAAATGATTCAAGACGCTATAAATTGTGATGATAAGTTTTACATAATGCAGTATAATAAAGTTTATACTGTATCAGAATTTATATATAATCATAGAGGGGGTAGCGGAAGTGAAAGGTATGTCGGTATTAAAAATATCTTAGAGGAATCTTGTGAAACTGAAAATAATAAATTTCCAACAAATGATGGTAATTTTAGGTTTGACATACTATACATAATTTTTATGTTTTTCAGTATAATACTTACACCGGTATTCTTTGCGTTAATATTGGTGATGCACATTTTATATTTTGTTGTGTGGTTATTAAGGCTTATAGTTATACCTGGATTAATTGTTTGGTGTGCTATTAGTATTATTAACTACGGGATATTGATTCTTGGTTGTGTTCCATATGCTTTAGGGATGATTGCGGGGTATTTGGCTATGATAGTTATATATATAATATTAGGACTTCTTTTGGCGTATATTTTAAGGCTGTTATGGAAACTTGACTTAAAAGGGATAAAAGTTCCTATATTAACATATCCGGATTGTGACCTTTGTTCTTGTGAACAAGGACAAAGTGTTAATGAAAACCCTGACCCGGATGGTAATGATGAGGATGAAGAAAATGAATTAGTACCGTGTCCAACAATATCGTCAGACCCTAAACCAATATCACCATTAAATGCTGGTTTAATAAGTGTTCCATTATCTACCTTTGCAACGTTTAAATTACCATCCTTTAATGCTGAGACAAATCCAAATGGGTTTCCGGGTCAAAGAAAAGTTATTTTTGCTAATGATTTTGCGGGGTATCAATTTGATAATCAATATGGGTCATCCACTATTGGAGCACCTTACTTACAAAGTGAGGTTATTGCTGTGGGTGAAGGGGGTGATAGTACATCTTTTGCGTATGATTGGTTTACTAACGCATTACCAATGGCGGATAGAATTAACTTATTTAATGTTAAAGCGAAATATTTTAATAGTGGTACAACTAATCCGGGAGGTGGTGTTAATAGAATTAATGTTACTTTTGACGAAGCACGTAATCCGGGTAAATTTCATAAAGATAATACTATTGTAATATTATGTGATAAATCAACTGCTAGAAGATTAGTTGCGGGAGAAATGTTGGCTTTTCAAAATCCGACTTTTAGTAAAGACCCAAATTTAACGGGAGGTATTAAAAATATATTTAATAACAACGCAATTACAGGAACAACATATACAGGTGATACAACGGTGACAGTTAATTACGCACATCCTAACGGTATTAGTAGTATGTTATCAACTACTTATGATGTTAGAGTATTTGATGATGCTGGTCCATATAGTGCAAAAACAACTACAAATACCCATAAATTCCCTATTGATATAGAATATTTCCAAGTTATTACTGCTATGACATACAGTAATTTTAGTGGTCAATGTGTAAATACTTTACCTAATTCATTAAATAAAAAATACTTCAGAAATGAGTCGACTTTGTTTCAATTGTTCTCAACTATTAATGGAGGAAGACGGGATTGGACGGGTACTATTTTTAACCCAAATTGTTATTATCGACCTAATGGTAACACACATCCAGACCCAATACCTTTTGGAGTTCAAAAGTATGATTCGATGAATTATGTTAGAAACCGTAATGAAAACGTTGTTGTGATATTAAATAGAGGTGTTGACCCATATACCAGTAAAATACCAATTAAATATGGTATTGGTAAACTTTTTGGACATCAAAATGAAAGTGATGTTGAGATTAGTGGTTACTATAGAATGAATATTCCGATTCAGGGTAAATTTTTAAATATTAGTCACGATGGTAATGAAAGGGCGGTTACAACACCATTACCTGCTTGGACACCATTACCAACTGGTAGCACACCAAATTATGTGACAGGGGCTACTTGGGTAGGTGGAATCCAACCAACGGTAGGTGGAAATATTAATACTGAAACAGGGTACGCTATTGGACAAAATTTATATTTTAACTCATTTTCTTATTGTCCTAATCAAAAAGAAACTTGGCAATTTGTTACAGGTTATACTCAGGGAGTGACAGCGTCTACTTGGACGCAAATGACATCTAGATTCTCAGGGTTTAATTCAAACTTAATTAGTTATTATTCTAACTTAGATAATCGTTCACTATTTTACGCACCAAGTTGTAAAAACGCACAACCTTTACGTGGGACAACTCAAACAAGTGATGATTCACTATCAAATGGAGCTTATCCGAATACACCTACCGTAAGTAATGGTGCAAGTTCTTCACCATTTGGTTTACGAATAAGTTTAAATAATGATTTTACTAAAGCGTATACATACACTCCTTATGGGATGATAAGGGATTTTAATGGTTACTGTTATATGCAGGTACCTACTCCAGATAATCCAAGTGTCTATAATGTGACAGGTAGGACTGAAGGATATATTCCTAATGAGATTGTTGAGGGAGCATCAATGATGCTCATGGACATTCAATATTTAAGAATTTCCCTTAATTTCGACCCATCCGATACTCCATATTGGTATCAGTACGGTGATTATCGATTTCCTCCAACTCGAGTTTTAACGTATTATTATTCACCAATCTATAGTACGGGAAATACTATGAATTTTACATTAGGTAGGGTTGGTTCTTATTCTGGTGCTAGTAATAATCAAATTGTTATGAGAGGCGATAGATTACCGACAGGGACTGTTGTTGAGGAATACTGTTGTAATGGACGTGTTTTACAAAAAAACAGTAAATTAACGTTGTATTTAATACCTTCGACAGGTGTAATCGGGATAAATTCAATAGCGGGGTCAACAGGGTCTTTTGGTAACGGGTCTTTAGATGATGTTAGGGAAGATTTAGTTGGTTCTCCAAAAATAAATCGAGTTATAAACACTTTTACCTGTGCTGGTTCCGTTAATTTGGACTGTTATGGTTGTACTCCAAGTCCTGTAAATAGTACTATATTCGTAAGACCGAGAGGTGGTGATTGTCTCCAATATGAGGGTGAAACGATTTTTGTGGGTGGATGTTATGTCTTTATTACAACAATATTTATTTCTTTATTTAGAGATTGGGAATTAATGTTTGAATGGATTGCTCGAAATATGGTGATGCTTGGTGCGTGTAGAAATGTGTTTTCTCACAGATTTAATAATAATTGGGTGAATGGAGTATTATATGCTTTTCCATTTAAAAATGAGATTAGTGGGTTTAGTTCTCCAACATCAAATCCACCAAACTTTCCGCAAGGAAAGAAATGTAATAGTGTTATTATGTATCATAATCCATCTAGAAGTTTTTATTATAGATGTTCACCTTATGACTCCAATTCAGGTGAATTTAGTGCTGACCTAAAGTATCCAACAACAATTATGGATTTGGGTCCTAGAGCGGACTTTTTACAAGAATTGGTGATGTCTGACGAGTATGACGGATACTTGGTTAATAAGTTAACAAGTTCAACGTATTCTCACGTTGATGAAATCCTTAATTTATTTATTATAAGTAGATTTATGGATAATAACTTTTTAAATAATTTGTTAGGGGCGTTTAACATATTTGCGTATTTTCAAAATAGTAGAAAAGGGAAATATTTAATTGATGCTGATTACTCTCAATTAATTTCAATTAATTCTGAATTAGGTGTTGCAGCATTCCAATCGTCGAATTATCCTGATGCACCAACAACGGTAGGTGCGGGTGGTTTTGTAACAGGTATTCGATATAAAATTTTGTCGGGTGGAACGGCTTCTAACCCAACAGATTTTACGTCGATTGGAGCACCTCCGGGATACGTTGCGGGAACAACAACATTTATCGCAACAGGTCCCGGAACAGGTACAGGAACAGCATTGGTTGACCCTGGTATTCAAAACCCTATTTTCTTTGATTGTAAGAATTCTTTGGGAATATTCTTTTCATCGGATACTCAAATTAGAGATTATGTTTCACCAAAAAGAACAATAATAAATCCAACAGGGACAACATCAAGTATTTGTACATTTAATAATTTTACAGTTTATTCTCAAGAAGTTCCATTATCACAATGGAGAATTGATGGTGGTGGTGAGCATGCGGGAAGTATTTTTGGTGGTGAATCAAATGATTGGGATTTTCAAACAATTTTTTCTTCAAAATATCAATCTTTGGATAGGTTATTACCGGTATCTAGATATTTTAGAACTACTAATCAGTCACAAAATGACTTTTTTAAAGGTTACATATACGCAGTCACTAATGGGAATAGTTTACCAACTTACCAAAATAACTCAATAACTGCAAAACCACAATATTGGAGTCAAAATACTCCTGAAACAGATTTGATTACTGTCGGAGCGCCATTTCACTTTTATTTTGGACTTAGAAGAGGAGCGTCGGCATTTGATAGATTTAGAACAAAATGGATAAACACTAGTAACGTTATAAATTAAGATGGATGATATAAGAATAGTATTAGGGTCGTTAAGGTATAAAACGTCGACGGACACTAATTTATCGATACCAACACCATTGGTTCAAAACACAAAAAATCTTGAAGAATTTGATAGGAGTATTGATGTTAATTTAGTTCAAATATTTAACGATGAAAGGCAAAAATCGACAACATTTAGACCGGTTTGTAAGTTTCAAGTGTTATTTAATAACTCATATACGGGTTCAACAAATTATGAACCATTAGAAAATAATTTATATTACATTAATGAAACTGCGTTAACTTTAAGACAATGTGGGGCGTTGTCTACCTCAGTAAGTTGGGAAGGATTTCCCCAATATGATGAGTTTGATTTTATTAGAAGTGATTACAATGTTTCGGGATACACGGTTCCAATACCATCAACAATTCCAAATGGACAACCACAGGTTCACGTTGATTTTGTCGCTAGAAGTGCTTCAACCTATAATTGGAATCATTTTGTTAGTTATCCATATAAGAACATAGATAAGGTTATGAATTTTTATGATGGTACCGGGTCTAATGTTCCTACTTTTGTTTGGAATGCTGTTGATGGGATTCCTTTTATAATTAATAGTAAGGATAATGACGGTAATGATATTATGGAGGGAGGGAACCCTATAATTCAATTTAGATGTCCCGTTAAACACGGATTATCGGAATCTGAATTTGTAAAAATAAAATTAAATAATGGGTATGTTAATACATATCAAGTATTTTCTTTTGGAGACGGTTTGCCGGGAACTAATGAGTATATCTTTAACATATTTAATATCGGATACGGGTCTTCAATTTTTGTGGATGACCAAACTACAGGAACATTTAAAAGAGTTATAAATTATGAAAACCCTAATGATACTACATCCAAATATTATGTGATTCAACATAAAATAATTACAGATGTTAATGACGCTGTTTTAGTTAATGCCGGGTTTGAAAAAAATATATTTGGGACTAAAAAGAAATTTGAAAGTCCTGTTTATACACCAAATAATGTAAAGAGAGTTTCAATTAAAGAAAATGCTCAATCATATACTTTATCGTTTAATAAAGATATTGATGTTAGTGAGTTGCGTGACAATCAAAAACGACCAATTAGTGAGTTATATATTACAACAATTTGGAAAGGGTATTTTGGATTAACTTTTGGGGGTGTTGATAGTAATGGTAATGATGTGGGATTAAAACAGGGGTTTGATTTTAATTTACCACCGGATACTCAGTTTAATAACCCACAAACTTGGTGGGATGTGGATACGGTAGAATCAAATTTTGTGGATTCAAATAATAACGCATATCCAACGGGGTATTATAACACACCTTATGGTGGTAATGTGAATGGAATAAATATTGATTTCACATATCTTAAATCACTTAAAAGTGGTGACACAATAAATGGTAATTACTGTGAGTGGAATGATTATGAACAAAAAGAAAGAGTTATTTCTGAAATGTATCATAAGTTTACATTTAATACTGATGTGTTTGATATGAGTTTGGTAGATATGAATAATAATCAATTTGGTTATTACTACAAACCAAATAGACGAATGAAAATAAGAGGGTTTTCTGATTATATAGAAACAGGTAGCATTAACAATATGGTGGGTGTTCCGGATTACTCATATTTTTCAACAACATACAATTCATTTATTTGGAGAGATTTATATACCTATGGTTTTAATGATGGTCTCGGTAATGGTGTTGATTATCCATTTTTAAATGGAAAACATTATCCATATGAAAATTTTATTTTTAGAATAATACCGGAAGGAACTAATTATATAGAAAGTACTTTAAATAATTACGCAACTCTTTATGGAGCTGCTCAACCAACAAAAGACGATTGTGAATAATAACAGTTATAAATTTACCTTACCAAAAGGTGACGACAAATATATCAATATACCGATTGAAATTAAATGGGATTTTCTTGGGCAAGGTGATGCCGTTGAAGAATATCAACAAAATGTTGTTGAGGATATTGTTGGATTTCCGGGGGATTTTGAAGTATTAAGATTTGCTCACGCACCGTATAGTAGTGATACAAAAACGGATATTAAATACGATTTTCATTTTTTTAGTGACTTACAGTTGGATTCAAATGGTAATTTAGTTCCAACGGTTCCTGTTAATCCATCTTCGTTAGTAACAACTGCTCCGTCAAGTTATTGGGTGACTAGTTATGTTCCGGAAGGATTTACCATAAGTGAAATATATTATTATGTAAAACCATTTACTAAATCTTTCTTTAAATTGGATTTTTATGATAGTAAAGATACTATCACTCAAACTAATTATTTTACAGTGATATTACCTGTGCAACAAGGGTTTACGGTAACAGAAGTTGTGAGTTCGTATAAACCTTCAGTTCAAATTAAAATACCATCATTTAAGTTAGATTATGTGGGTGACAAAGAAGGGTTCTTTCTATATTGGTTAAGAAATAAAAAATTCTTAGACATTAGTAAATTTTATATGACAGCAAAATTTTTTGATGCTAGATTGGGTGTTTTTGTTAAAATGACAAATACACCACAAAGTAATATTACATCAAAATTTATGTTTGACCCTGAGATTTATTTTTATTATGAGGTAAGGTTAAATTATAATGAAAAAACATATGAAGTTTGGGATAATAGTGTAAGAAGAGGAACATCAGTTCCAATAAAATGGTATGAATATATAAATCCATAATATGACAGAAAGAGATTATCATATTAAAATATCACCGGAATTTATTAGTGGAGACATTTTTAAAGTTAATTATAATGCTGGAACTATAACGGGGTCAGGTATTGTTAATAAGTGTTGTATTATTCCTGCAGAAACCTTTAAAATTGATTTAGTGGGGGCATCTTACATTTATTCGTCAATGACAGAAGTCTTGTCAGGAGGTACAAACACTACTAATATTTCGTCGGCGACAACCAAATCAGGTACTTCTTTATTAACCGGATTAACTATCCCAATTTTATTAACAGAAACTGTGACAGACATAGGATATTATTCTGTATTTGATGGTATGGTGTTACAACAAGAAACTATGACGAATTTTATCTTTTCGGGCAATAGTTCAAACTCAAAAAGGTGTTATGTTTATAATACATCGGATATTGAGTTTAAAAAGTATTTGGAGTTTTCTACATACAAGATTGATTGGGGTGATGGGCAAGTTAGTGCGGTAACATCAACATCAATGTACCATGATTATGCTAATAATACGGCATATACAATCACTATGTCAGGTATGAGCCCTTGGGGGACAAATGTAATAACAAAAACGGTTAACACACCATTCACGGGTGTAACAATAACAAATCCTAAAGGGGTTGCTTATTTTAAACCTGCGGGTGGTAATTGGTCAAATACGTTATTATCGTATGATTATATATTCAGTGGAGATTCAAGTTGTGGTGCAACATTAAATGATATTAATTTATTTAACCCAATAACATCAATTCCATTTTTAATAACGGGATATACAATGTCATCGTTAAGTGATTTAAAACAATATGGAACGACTCAATATATACCTAATCAATGGGTGACGGGTAATACTGGTACGATTGGTAAATATTCAGGAGTAAGTTCAAATGGTTTATATACCGCCTATACAATTAATGATATTGATTACTATGATTATTCAAATGGGACAACAATTTTTGTTGTAAAATCTTCGGGTTTAACTTCTGATATGTTAGTTTGTGAAAAAATAGTAAAAAATGATTTATTAATGAATATAATTGATGAAGCAGAAGTACAATCCAACATATTTATAGAACGAGGGAAGAACTCAGCACTTGAGAGAGTTGAAAGATTGGGTGAGGTTGACAACGTAGGTGATTTAGTCAAATACGGATATAAATTTTTTAATGTAAATAATAGTATATAATATGGCTACAGGAACATATGGGACAATAAGACCGGCTGACGTAAGTCCGGAAGATGTTGAGATAATTTTAAATTATACTCCATCAAGAGATGAAACAGATAATTTTGTTTTAACAAAATTGGATGCGAAGTCTATTTTAAGACCTTATTATAATAATGATACTACAGGTGTGAATAATGGTATTGAGATATTAGGTGGTTTATATAATTTAAAATTACCTGCTGAACAATTTAATCAAATTGGGATTTATACGATTTTTATTAGACCTGCTCAAATAAGAACAACAATATTAGATTGTGGTGTTTTATCGGCACTTCCTAATGTTAAAGGATTAATTTTTGATTTAAATTCTGTTCCATCTACTTATAGAAACAAATTTGTTAGTCAAGGGTTAGTTGGTTTTAGAATTGAATATCTAAATGCTGATGGGACAAAGATACCTAATTTCTTTAGAATTATTACCTCATCATTCTTTTGTGAACCGGTTGTTCAAAACTTAACAAATTCATCTCAAAAGGCTATTAGATATCGATATACAGATAATAACACTAATTTATTGTTTTGTACATTAACACCATCTTCGGCACCAACAAATAAGCCAAACGCCACACCATATATTGGTCAACCAAATCAAAATGTTATTATAACAAATACTTTCTTTAATCCAATAACTTTGGATATTGAAATTGGAGAACACGATTTCTCAACATTGGCTATTGCTTTATATGGTAATCAAACTAAATCTATTGATGATGGTGTGTATACACTATACGATAATGCTAATAACATATACAAACAATACAACTTATATGAGATTAGAGACCAATTTAACGAGTTATTATATGAAGTTAGACAAGACAGAGGGAATAACATAGATTTTAGTAAAAACTTTACAAATATAACCCAATAATGGCAATAGAAAAATTTACGTGTCCACCACAGACAGCATCCGGTGCAGGTACATTCTCCGATAATTTAGTTGGATTCCAACTTGTTGCGGGGGGTGGATTGACGCAAGGAAATTTTGAGTTCACTAGAGGAGTTAAGGAAAAATCAAATAGAACTTTTACAACAGGAGCATTCTCAAACCCTATTAACTTAGATAGTATGGGGGTTAATAGTGTTGTTCAATCAAAGGTGATATTTGAAAACAATTTTAAAGTTTATCCTAATTTTGATTTAACTGAAGTAACTAATTTTACATCATACGGTTCAATGGTTAAAAGAATTTCAACATCGGTTGAAATGATTATTAGTAAATTTCCGGCAGCGTTGGAGGTTACTTTTATGGATGAAAACTATTTAACCGGAGCTACTGCGACAAACATTTCATATAATCCAATAGTTAATGAAACAAGTATTGATTTAGATATTTCAAGAATTAGAAACCCTTTTGATATTGATTTTACTGTTAACGCAACTAGAAATTTAGAACTAAGAGAGATTCAAGTTTCTCCTTTAAGAAATATGACAAATCAATTTGCCAAATACTCCTTATATTATGGTGGTGTTGGATTTGATGTTACTCATATTGAGCCAACAACGTCATCAACTACAGGAACCCTTAGAATATACCTTAAAGGTGATGTTTTTCCGGGTCAAACTCAGACACAAGATGATTTAGTTATTAGACCAAATGATTATCAGGTTAATAGAGTTCTTAATGAGGATTTGGATGAAGTTCAACGATTTTTATTAAATAGAAATGTTGTTCCTATTTATACAGCAACTTTCCAAGTTCCAAATGAAAACGATGATGGAACTTTTTATATTCAAAATAAGTTAGTGACTTGGCCGTTATATGGTAATTGGAATTTGGATATATTAACCAATTCCTTTACAATATATTTAACAACATTAAATGAGATTAGTTTGTCTTTTGATGGATATCAAACAAATCTTGTTTCAAGATTTTTAACAACTGATTCACTTAAAGAATTTGACACCTCTGACCAAAAAATTGAAAAAATATTACAAATTTACGGTAGAAGTTTTGATGAAACTAAGAAATTCATTAATGGTTTAGCTTATATGAATTCGGTGAATTATAACACCGGAAACGATATTCCGTCTCAATTACTAAAAAATTTATCACAAACATTAGGTTGGGCGACAAATATGTCCCCAATTACTAACGAGGACTTTTTAGGTTCGGTATTTGGTCAAAAGAATGTTGATAAATCCGCTTTTAGTGGTGTAGGACAGTCTCAAACGCCTGACGAGTTAAACTACCAATATTATAAGAATTTAGTTCTTAATTCCGCCTATTTGTTTAAATCAAAAGGGACTAGAAAATCCATAGAAACTTTAATGAGGTTAATTGGTGCTCCGGACGCTTTAATTGATTTTAATGAGTATGTTTGTTTAGCTGACCAAAGAATTAATATGTCAGAGTTCGACTCTCAATATGCTAAAATATCGGGTGGAACATATTCTAAAACATTACCGACATTAGAGAGTGGATATACATTCAATATACAAGGGGTTCAATATTCTGGTTTTACAACAACATCAGTTCTTCAAGAAGTTGATTTAAGTAAAGGAGATTATCCAATTAGTGATAGTGGATATCCTATGTCACCGGGTAATTCTGAAACATATTTTTATCAGATGGGTGCTGGTTGGTTTGAATCAACACCAAAACATAGGTCATTAGAACAACCGGATTTAACTAATAGTGTGTTCACAGGTTCAAATCCTAATTATCAAACAAAATTAGCTCCATTTACTTATGGGCAAGAATATTTGAATGTATATAAATCATTCCCATTTACTGATTTAGGTTATAACATAAGAACAGCCGTAGATAACAATAAAACGTGGGTTGATAGTGAAATTGGGGATAGAAATAATTTAGATGGTGGGTATAACGCATTATATAATGTTGGGGCAGAAGGTTTAGTTATTAATGTTAAAAATATTGATTTATACTTAAACCCCTCTCAAGGATTATCTTACGATGTTTGGTATATGTCAAGACAATACAACTTCCCAATTAATAATCAAGGTTTGGGTTATGTTGCACCAACAAGATGTAACCCTAATCCGGTATCGTCTTATCCACATAACGGTGGTGTTGACTCAACCCTTATTAATCCCCAACCAAGGAAAGAAACCTTTTTTGAGTTTGCTCAAACATTTTGGAAAAACACAATTAATGTTAGAAATAGACAATTTGCAACAGATGGTGGAACAAGTGGATATCCAACGTTATCATCAATATATTGGAATTATTTACAATCAGAATCTTTAGCTGGAATTCCAAATGATAACTTCACATACAAAACAATGATTGAGTATGTTGAAGGTATGGGTGATTATTGGATTAGATTAGTTGAACAAATGATTCCGGCAACTACAATTTGGAATACGGGTGTTAAATTAGAGAATTCTATTTTTCATAGACAAAAATTTGTTTGGAGAAGACAAAGAGGGTGTGCGTTGGTACCAATTATTTGTAAACCTTGTAAATTCACGGGTAGTGTTTATCAACTTAATTGTGATGTTTGGTATACCTTATGTAATCGATATCCGGAAAATGTAATGGAATTTGATAGTTTTAGTGGTGTTTTTAGTGATGTTATTAATCAGTGGGAAACCGATAATGGAATAGATGTTGGGTCGTGTTATAGAGACGGAACAATTGTTAGTGAATGGTTTGTTGACATAAGTATAAATGGAACTAATATTATTCAAGATGTGTTCTTTGATGGGGTAGGATACTCAAACCCGGTTGGTTACCTTTGTAGTGATGCGATGCCTTGTGTATCTGCATGGGAAACAGCGTTAAATAATAGTCTTTCTACTTTAATATTAATGGGGTATGATTATCGTTATGAACGTTCAGTTAATGATGAAATAGGTTCACCACCAACAAAAGTTAAGATATGGAACATAAATTGTTCTGTTTCTCCACTAAATACAACTATAAGTATAAATGTAGGAATAAACTTTAATATAACTTGTCCACAATAAAAAATGCCTTGTAATTTAACATATAACGCTAGTATAACAGGAGATTGTGCTAATACTAATTCAGGTTCGTTCACCATTGATATTATTGGTGAAGCTCCTGATTATACCATCCAATGGTTATCACCATCGGCAACAACTATTTCATTAGGTCCAAGCGCGACAACATATAACGCAACAAGTTTATCCGCAGGAACGTATTCATTCAACATTATTGATAGTTGTGCTCCAACCAATACAATATTACCGGTAAATATTATTATATCTAGTGGAACCTGTGTTACAATAACATCAGCAACCAACACATTATGTGGGTTCAATAATGGTTCTCTAATTGCGTCAACAATTAATGCGTATGATATATCAACTTTTAGTTTATATAATAATACAACAGGGTTTGTATCCTCAGGGGCATCATATTCAAACACATTTGAATTCACAACAATACCTTATGGAACTTATTATGTGATTGCTGATGACGGAGGTGGTTGTACCGGGAAGTCTGAGACTTGTATTATTAAAAATTCAACAACAATTGATTATGGTTTCTACATTGTAAACGATGCGGGATGTGCAGTTAATTCCGGAAAAATGTTTATTTCAGGATTAACAGGTAACCCACCATATACGTATTTATGGTCTGACGGTAGTGTTGGGGATTCTATTTCTAATTTATCGACAGGGACATACTCTGTGACAGTTACAGATAATACAGGATGTAGTATAAGTAAAAGTGGGTTTGTTGGTAAAATAGAACCCGTTGGTTTTGGTGTTGCTTATTTAACACAACCGACTTGTTTTAGTAGTGATGGTGAAGTTAGTATAACTATAACCGGCGGTACACCACCATTTTATTACTTAGGGTCAAATGGTGTAACAAATATTACTTTTGACAGAACTGTTGTCTTTAGTGGATTGGGTGCTGGAGGATTTACAATTCAAGTTACTGATGCCGGGTTATGTACGTTTACAGCAACAGTTACTCTACAAGTTCCTATGGGGATATCTACAGTTTCTGTTAATACAAGAAACTCAAAGTGTAATGATTCATCAGGAGCAATAGGTCCTATTCAAGTTTTTGGTGGGGTTGCTCCTTATACATTTACTTTAACAGATTCTGACGGTAATTCAGACAGTCAAACACCATCAGATAGTGGTACTTGGATTTTTGATTTTTTATCGTCAGGAACATATTCATTAACAGTATCTGATTCAGGTTCTGCTTTATGTGTATTTATGGGGACTTACGTCATTAATAATGATGTTGTGTATGATTTAACAGTTACCACAACCGGAACAACTTGTAACGGAAAAGATGGGTCGGTTAAATTGGAAATAACTTCAGGTGGAACTCCACCTTATTTGTATACAATTAATGGTAAATCTATATCAACTTCATTTACGTCATACACTTTTACTAATTTATTTTCAGGTAATTATATTGCAAATGTGACAGACGCATTGTTATGTAATCAATCATCTCCGTTTACCATTGATGGTTCAAATACTATTGATTTTCATTTATTAAGTACTGACTCTATTAATAGTAATGGTTCGTTAACATCTTATATAACAAACGGGACACCACCGTTTACATTATATTTTGATGGAGATACTGTTGGAACTACTGTTATGGAAATAACTGATTTACCTCCGGGTGATTATGAGGTTAGAATTGTAGATAGTTCAGGGTGTTCAAAAGCGAAAAGAATGGGTATTAGGGGAGATAAAGTCTACGAAAACCAAGTAGGTTATTCTAATGTTTGTTTAGGTGAATTAAACAAACCTATGAAAATTTACTCAGGTCCTAGACAATATTTAAATGAGGGATATGCCGAATTAATTATAGGGAATGAAAATTGTCTTTTAACTCAAACAATATTCTCAGCGTCAACAGTCATTGGTGACTGTGTTAATTCCGCAACATTCTATACAGGGTCTACATTGCAGGATTACCCTTCAGATAATTTATGGTACTCAACAATCGCATCATTGATTGAATCGTGCCCTCAAATTGGTCCGGGAAATGTTGATATTAATCCATTAACAAATGAAATAACAATCTCAACAAATTGTGAACCGGAATCGTTACATAATTCTAATGTTTTAATTAAAATGAGAATTGATTACGATATTGAATGTGAATTTGGTTGTCTTACACCAACACCTACTCCTACAAATACTACGACAGTTACGCCTACCCAAACTCAAACACCAACTAAAACTCCGACAAATACGCCAACTCAAACACAAACACCAACTCATACTCCAAGTCAAACACCAACAATTGGGTCTATACCTCCAACTCCAACACCAACACCAACAAATACGGCTACAGTTACGCCTACAAATACTCAAACCCCTACTCAAACTAAAACTCCTACTCAGACTCCAACTAAAACTCCGACAAATACTCCAACTCAAACTCAAACCCCAACTCAAACAATGACAATGACTCCAACACCGTCTTCTAAGAAAACGTATTACGCTTATTTAATATGCGGAGAAAGACCGAATAAAACTACTGTAGTTATTCAACCGGTTCCTGCGGTTCCGGGTAACGTTGTTGGTGGTGTTATTTTGGACTTTACAAATAAACTTTGTTGGGAATTGAAAGAGATTTCTAGTGATTTAGCTCAATTAGAGAACAATTGGGGTGGAACAACTTATGATTATAATTGGTTTGACGATGTGTCGCCAACAATATATACAGGTAGTGATGGGGTTAAACCTTGTGAAGAATGTGTTAAACTGTTAGATACTGTTATTGTTCCTGTTAAATCAAACTGTCCTACTAAATTAAGAAATTGGAGTGATTGTGCTAGGTCTAACGCAAGTGGTAATATATATATTAATGATATTTTAATCTATTCATTTGATTCAACCTTTGACGCTAATGTATTTATTAGTACTTTAGGTACAAATGAGGGTGACGTTGTAAAAATTGTATTAACACCAAATGTAACTAATAGTGTGGTTACTTTAAATGTTACGTATAATGGAGCATCAGTATTTTCTCAAACAAGTAGTAATAGTGAAATTGGTTTTGTGTATACGGTTAGGTGTGATAAAAAATCAACCACTCAATACAACATTGATATCTTTTCAACTTGTAAAAAGGGAGAACCATCAATAACATTATACAGTAACACATATACTGAAGGAAATGTTATTCCAACAGCGTATTATTCATCGTTTTGTTACCAATTTAATGACTCTCCTGAGATGAATTGGATTTTAAATTCGTTCGATGTTTCAAATGTTGTGAGTTATGAAATACTTTGTGAAGATATAGATGCTTCAGGTAGTAGTCCTGATGGATATTTCATCCATTGGTGGGTGACGGATATTGACCCGACCCAATTAAACATACCTATAAATGGTAATTGGAATAGTGGTAATGTTCAACCAACAGATTATGGTTCAGGTGATAATTTTAATGGATGGAATGGACCTTGTCCACCTTCAAATCCGGTTCATAATTATAGAATAAGAATATCGGCAACATTATTAAATGGTAATGTTATTGATAGTAACTACTCAACATTTACTGCAGGTTGTATATACCCATTCTGTTAATAAATAAAAAAACCCCCTTAATTGGGGGTTTTTTTATTACCATAAATTTTCTTGATTCATATGACCTAAGACACAACAATAAGCGTCTGTTTGGTCGAAGTTCTCTTTTTTAAGAGTGTTGTTTCTTGTGTATTGCCAAGTGATTTGGGGTTCTTTTTTGGCTATTAATTCCCATATGATTTGTTTTTTATCAATGTCTTTTGGTAGACCACCAAATAAAACAAACTTACCTTTATCATTTTCTTTAACTAATTCGGGGAAGGCGAACTTACGAGAGTTATATGTTGATATGAAGTCAGGAACTACCCCTAAAACGTCGTAAATTTCTTTTGTGACTAATGTGTTAAACCTTAATAAAGTTTGGACTGTATAGACGTTATTTGAGTTTAATAGAGGTTCCTCAATAATAACTTTAGTGATACCCATATCTTTGTACTCTAAAAGTTTGGTTCTAAAGATTTCACCTTTAAGAAGTAGTTCTTTTATTTTATTATCTTCCTTTGGTTTTGGTGTTGGTGATACGTGGGTTAGTTCTAATAATTCTCTACTTTGTATGTCAAATAATGCCCAACCAATAGTTTTGGTTGATACATCAAGCCCTAAAACTTTAGGGCTTTCTTTTAATGTTTTTTTCATATGTTAAAAATCAAATTTTACTAAAAACTGTTGAATCCCCTGTCTAAGAATAGGTGATTGTAGCTTTGATACAATCATAAGATTCATTTTGTCATCGTAAAGCCCAATTTCTGAAATATATGGTGAGACACCTTGTGACCAAGTTGGGTTTGATGAACGTTGAAATTCTGCTTGACCAAGGTTTATCTTATATCTCATTTCATAGATAGTTGCTTGGATGTCGGTTTCTAATGAACCATAGAAATAATATTCGTCACCAAAATTAAGAGTAGGTGTTGTAAGATTTATTGGTGTTTTAGGTGGTAATGAAATGTAATTATTTAAGTTGTATTTTGTTGCGACAGTAGAGTTAAGCATATCGCTAGTTATAACAAATGTGTTCCCTGTTAATCCGCTTTGAGTTATATAACCATTTACTGTTGACGCACTTAATTGGTTTGTAAAGTTAATTATTGTCCAAGCGTTTGACAAAGGTCTACTACCGTCCTCAACTATTTGACAAATAATTTGAAATTTATTTGCAATATAACCACCAAAAAGTGAATTATTTGTTATTTGATTTAAACAATTAAATTCTCCACCAAATCTAACAGCAACGTTTTGACTACCCGGAGTTCCACAGTCAACGTTTGGTCCGGATATGGTTGAGTAGTAATTACAATGTAATGAATTAGTTGCTCCTGAGGTTGTATTTGTTAATAAATAACTAACATACATAGTTTGATTAGCACTTGTTAATACACCATTAAATGACCCTTCTTTTGAACTACAACTATTTGGAACGATTAGTGATGTTGTTGCTGCCGGTAAAGTCCAGTTACGGTTTGATTTATATGATAACGCCGCAATCAATTCTTCATCATCTATAATTATTATTTTTTGGTCAGGGAATACTTTACCAACTCTATTTGGTAATCCACTACTACTATTTTGGTGAGTGTCCCATAAAAAATAATATCGAATACCCGGATTATTCATATCACTACTTTTTGTTGATTTAATATAGTGAGGTTCAAAAACGTTAATTAATACCTTGTCTTCAGGTGGACTAACATAAAATGTTTCACCAAAACAACATTCAGGGTTTTTATGCCACATTAACCAAGGTAAATGTAGTTTAAAGTTTCTAGCGTCTCCTGTAATATCTTCAGGGATTGTTCCACTAATAGGTTGTTCTAATGCAAATTTTTCACCATAAAAGAAATCAATAGATTGGTTTGTGTAATGAATAATTGCGATAGCTTTTTGTTCTTTAGGTGCGACTGTTATTTTATTGTAAAATGAGTCGTAGTAATAAACTGAATCTTCAACATCGCCCGCCATATTAACAAAAGTTTGTCCACTATCGGACATATATCCTAAATATTCTTTAGTTCCAATGTATGATTTAGAGTTAAATGTTTTATAATCTTGAGAAATAGTGTCAATTAATCCCGCAGGATTCTCCGACCAAGGAATATTCATATTCCAAACTTTAACGTCAAATTCGTCTGTATTACAAACAGATTCATAATTAATTACATCAGTGTTCCAATGTGGTGACGGTGTAATACTGTCATATAAATCAGTCATATTTGGCGGATACACTAATGTTCTAACATAAGAACATCCGGAGGCAATATATGAATAGTTTGGTGTTACTCTATCTAATGTTACAACATTTAAACAAATATCGACAATTCTGTATGTTAATATATTGTAACAACTATTAACATTTACAAAACTATTAATAATTGGTGTTGGAGTACAACCTGTTGGTGTTGTAACGCAACAAGATGATGACGGTGTTGGTGTTGGATATATGATACAAGCGTCGTATGATGGTGTTGGTGTCGGTGTTGGTGTCGGTGTTGGGGTAACAGAAATTGGTTCAGTGGTACAAGAACTTGAATTACCGTCAAAATAAATTGTTATTAAATCACCTTTAGCTGGTAATCTAACAATGGTTGAATCACCGCAAGCTGAGTATATTATTTTAATGTTTGTTCCTCCGGTAAATGTTGAAATATCAACAACGTAGTTAGAATCAATCACATAGTTAGTATCGGTTAATGCACTCCAATTAGATGTGGATGAATCTCCACTAAAAAAACCTCTCATTGTTGCTCTATTATATATTGGAGAAACCGCTGGGTCTGAAAATGGAATACCAAACGTATTACTGTCATCAGGGTCAACGTAAATTGGATATTTTACATTTTGTTTATTACTTTGTCCCGGAGCGGAATTTTGTGAATTAAAATTAGGTTCTAATATATTGTTACTAGATTGATTGTAAGATGTTCCGGTTAGTGTATTATAAGACACTTCACTATCTCCAACTTGGAAATACGAAATGTTAAAATTACCTTCAGATAGTTTTTGTCTAGCTGTGTCGGTTAATCTTGTACTAATTAACGCTGATGTGTTTTTAATTATATATGCCATACTGTATAAATATTCTGTGTTTTATTATTAGTTAATAATTATTGAACAACAATCGCATCCACTAATAACCGGATTACTAATTGAGTAGTTATCGTTACTATATCCAACAACACATTTTCCTGTTGTTGTTTTGTCAACTCTTGATGATGTAGAGATTGTTATTGTATCACTATTAGAGATTGTTAATGAACTCCAAACATCACTAATATTTGATTGGTAAACATAATCCGTTTGACATCCTGCGGCGGTATTAACAGATTGATTAACACTATTTGAAGTGCTTGTTAATAATACTTCATCACCATTTTTATATAATAATGTTGAAGTGGTTAGTATTGATGTTCCACTATTAGGTGATGAATAGAAATTATTGTTATGTATTAAATCAAAAGTTATTGTTGCTCCGTTAGGTAACGGTGGGTTCACTACTACTGTTGTTTGATATGAATTTGCTAACGACACATTATTGTTAACCGGTTTTGTATTAGTTGTGTAAAGAGATATTGTATACGTTGTTGATGGGATTTCAGTTTTTACTATTTCCGTACTTAAATGAACATTCCCAATTGAATCAAGAACTGCTAAAATATAAGTTCCACTACAAAGGTTTGTAAATATTGGAGATGATGAATAGGTTACACCATTATCAATTGAATAACTGAAAGGTGGGTTATCTAAATCAACATTAAAAATAATACTACCGTCACATATACACGTAGGTTGGTTTACACTTCTTCTAAAATTACCTTGTTGTATTACGGGACAATTACCTAAAGTTTGGGTAAAGTATACTGAAACCCCCCCAACACTCTGCCAATTACTTGGTGGGTTTGATGTTGAGTTAGTTGGATATTTTGATGAGATAACATTACCTGTTCCCCCCGGTTGATAATTATTTATTACAAATCTAGCGGGGTTCAGAGTTGCGTCCCAAGTGATTGTAATTGTTGAATTCAATTCATTATCCTTCCAAGAAGGGTATCCACCAACTAAACCATTTGGTATGAAAGTTTTATGTACAACAGTTCCTAAATAACTAGATTCAAATGATAAACAGAATGGATTATAAGTAATATTCACCGGTGGTAATAATGATAAATTGTTACCACAATACGTATTGTAAAGGAAAATTGAGTTTGGTGTGGTGTTAGTTTTTATTGTTACGCCCGCTTGTAATAAAGGTAATGATAAACCTGTTGCTGGGGCGGCAACAGGATAAAGTGTTGCAACGGTTCCAAAGACACTATCAAGATAAATTGTGTATGGTCCCGGTGATGACGTTGTCCCCGTTATTTTTATTGTGTAATATTTTTCTGTGCTCATAAATTATCCGATTATATATGTTGATGATGAATATGTAACATTTCCACCTGAATATCTGTATGCTAATACATCTGGCGGTGTTGGAACATAATTAATAATTGGGGTTGCCCATATTTCAAAACTACTAGTATCGGCAGAATTAGGGTATAATGTTGTATATTGACATAATAATGTGTTGTTGTAGAAACCCCCTTGAAAAGACCCTTCAGAACCAAGATTATTAAAGTTACATACAGAACCGGATAATGATGGTATTATTGAAGGTGATGTTCCTGAATATGGGTATGTACTTGTTGACCAATCATTGGTAAATATTTTTTCTCCTATTGTTTGTGCTGAAAATGTGGTTGTGAGTGCTGTGATATAATATAAAAATTCAAATACGGGGGCATAATAGATACCATACCAACCAAAACTTGTATTGGCAGAAAAGTATTGATTAAATTGTGTATTCCCGGTTGAAGAATCGTTAACAACCGATAATACCCCACTAATACGTGATACACAATCGATATCACAAGTAGAAATGGTATATCCGCTTGTGATTGTATTTGCGGTTATATTAAAAAAGTAATTTCCGCCTGATGTTGTCCCGGTTAATACCGTTGATGATGGGTGAATTAGTGCCGCGTTTGTACCACTTTGGTCACCACAAGCATGTGGGTGATTCGTTTTTGGAAAATACCAACCAAAATATCTATAATACCCCAAATTTGTGTTATTAGGGTTATATCCTAATGAGTTTGAAAGGTTGATGGCGGCTATCCAAGAATCGTAAAATGTTGATATTACGGTTGATGAACCGGTAATGCTAAACACTCCTCTATTGCTACCATCAGTTAAAAATGTTTTTTTGTAAGTTATATCATTTGGGTCTGTTTTACAACTAGTTAGGGCACCTTGAGGATATTGAAAATCATAAGTACAAACTTTATTATTATAATAAAAATCGGCACTATCATATGGTAAATTACCATTTGTGTCTGCGTATCTAATATTGTTAAATGTACCTCCAAATTGTTGTTGTGATAAAATACGTTGAGCGTCTTGAAATAATGTACTAACACCATTCAGTTCGGTGGTATCGTAATACTTAAAATAATCCTCACTAAATAAAGTATTTGAAGAACATCCGGACACTGTAAACTTTACGTTTATTTTACAATTATTTGTAATTCCTGTTATTGTTGAACCAATAATTTTGTATGGGTTAGTATATGCACAACTATTACAATTAAAGTTATCTAAACACGTTATAAGTAAGTCCCAATCAGTATTTGCTTCTGCGGGGATTACATCAATAATTATTTCATCACCGGGATTTCTTGTTAATCCTGTTAAACAAGTTATTTTTGTAAAATAACTTGCGGTTGCGGCTGATTTAGAGATTAAAGATGGAGTATATGCGTTGGAACTATTTGTACCAATTACCCAATTTTCCAATCCAATATCATTAAGATAACTACTACCTCTAAATGATAATTTAATTGTATCCGGATTCGCTTTACCTTGAAATTTCCAAGCAATAAAATTTGTGGTTGGAGACAACACATATGTTGATGAAACTGGTTGAGGTATTCCTTGACTTTGTGAACTAAATGTAATGTTATGATTATAACCGCTAGCCCAATATTCAGTTTTTGTGTTAGTTTGATTAAAACAAGTTAATGGTTGTATTGTTGTTGTTGGAAGACAATTACCATCAAACAATATACTATTGGTCCCACCTGTGTTTGAAAAAGTTAACCCACTTACAATTACTTTTTGAATAATAGGGGTGTAAATACCTTCGGGTAAAGGTATAGAAGATATGCCCAAAAATGGGTGGGGAATATCGTATTGTCCTGAAAAAACTGAACCAAATCCGGTTCTTTTTTGTAATGTTGTTGTATCGTTTGGACCATACCAATGAATAACATAGTCCGTAATATTTTGACAAGACCCTGTTAAAAAACCACAAGACAATCTTGTTATTGTTGTTGCAGAATAGTTAGATAATCCTAAATTACAAGTTTGACATATGTTGTTATCTCTAACAGGTATTGTAAAACAATAAAGTAAGTTAACATCTTTTAAGTAAAGGGTGGTTGTTCCGGTAGGAATATTACTAAAAATAAATGGACATCCAATTGTAAGTTGATTTTTTGTTACAGAACTAAAGGGTGTTGAACTATAATCATCGGTTAAATAGATGTTAAATGGTCCCGGTGAAACGAAACTTGATGTTAGACAGGTTGCTGCTGAAAATGTTGTTGGCATATATGTTTTAAGTTATATCAAATGTGTATCCGGACATTACCGTAGGAAGACATTCTTCCACAAAAGTTTCTTCTATACTAGCACCAAACGTGCAAATTTTTGGTGTGAATATTTCACAAACTGTTGTTGCCGTGTAATCACCATAAAAATCAACCGTAGTTGCGGTGTATGAACCATTTCCAACCATTTCAAGTGCTGGTGAGACATTTCCGTTATTCAACCAAGTGACGGTATATGGGGCGGTTCCTCCCGATATTGATACCGAGACTTCGCCATCTTCGAGACCCCAAACTGATGGTGGAGAACTTTCACATACTACACTCATTGGTAAAATTGTTACAATTCCACATTCGTTTTGATATCCTATGATTGTAGGGGGTACAACAACGGGTGGTGTATAACAAGGAAATAAAATAATACATTGATTACAACTATATGAAATAAATATTGGAGGAGTTGAGGATACGTTTTTTAATGGTATAGGCGGGTTTGTGATAACGGTGTTTGAACTACCACTATATGTTACGCATCCTGAGTATGAACCAATAACAAGTCCGTATGTTGTTCCAACAGTATCTGTGAAACCATTCCAAGGCACAAACGGGTTAGAGTTATTTGGAACCCCAAAAACCTTTGTTCTATCACAGCAAGAAGTAAAGTAATATATCATTATACAAGTTTTATTTTACTATAAATAATCTAAAGTTTGATTTTATTAAAATATAATTGACATTTGTTGTTAATAAATGGTGAGGTAGTTGATATTTATAGATATGAAACTTATAGACACAATATCAAATGTTGTTACTGAGGCTAAAAATGTCTACGAAACGGCTTGTGACAAAGGTGTTCCTGAGAAGGAACTTGATAGATTAGAAAAAAATTACTACGAATCCTTAAAACTTCTAAGGATATATGAAAATTTAGGTAAGAGAGAAAATAAACCTATTGATTAATAAATTTTAGTAAGTGTAAAATTTCTTGAAAATATTTGATTTCCCGCATTAGTGGTATTCCATTGGACATTCACCGATAATGTGTTGATTATTGTGGTGTCAAATGTCGTATTATTAATCTCACTTAATGGATATCCTTCATAGGTAAGTCCAGAATCTTTAAGGTAGGAGAATAGTCCACCGGATGATATTGAAGCAACGGTGGTTCCCCCGATTTGTCTTATCGTGAAATATAGTGTTAATAACCAAGGCTTTGAGGTTGAGGTATCCAAATCTATTACTCCTGTATCAATGAGTAATGTCCCACCAGTTGTTCTAACGTGAACGTGGATTGTTGCGGTGTTAATGCAAGACAAAACGCCATCGAATGATGCTTGAAACGAATCACCAACTCTGAAACTATTTGCAGGAACAGACAAAGTCCCAACACCCGGTCCTATTACACTAGTCTCGACAGTGGTTGCGGATACCGTAGCGCTATCACCTGTTTGGGCAAATAAACCATATGCCAACGGAAACGGTGTTAATGTTGATTGTTTTATTTTATATGTTGTTCCCGAAAGTTCAACAGCATATTCTGCATTTGAGGTTGTAGCGGTTAATTCGGGTAATCCTGATATTGGTAAATCTGGCATATCTTTTTATTTATAAATAGTTTATGTTATAATAATTTTTGACCCATTGGCTTGTAAAATGTAAAACCCGTTGGCTTGTTCTAAATAATATATTGGAGTCGGTGTAGGTGTTTGTGTGTGGGTTGGAGTTATAGTTGGTGTCGGTGTTGGAGTAAGAGTGTTTGTTGGGGTTTGTGTGTGGGTTGGAGTTATAGTTGGTGTCGGTGTTGGAGTAAGAGTGTTTGTTGGAGTTATAG